AAAATACCCTACATTACTAAACACCATATATGCTAAAGCATGTTGAGTAACTACTTTCATGAAATCTTGCTCCATTAATGTAGCAAACGACGCTCTTAACACTGGTGATAGTAACGGTAACTTTTGATTGACCATAACCATTGCTTCGGATATCTTAGTTAATAGCTTTCCTCCAGCAATTACTCCTACGCCTGCCATAGGTGATACCGTAGCAACTCCTAGTCCTGCAAATTGAACACCTTTACCCATCCATCCAATAAACTTTCCGATGAATCCCGAAGTTGTTATTATGCCAATTGTAGCTTTGCCTAGTAGTGCCTGTCTATCGTTTTCTGCCCGTATAAGTGCTTCTTCATAAGGCATACCAGCAAACCTATTCGGCGGTTCTGCTGTGAAATTGTTCTTCTTATATTCTTCCCAGTCTACTTCAACTAGCCCTACTGAATTAAAATAATCATTAACATAGTAAGCAACACCGCCAATACTGACTAAAGCGTTAGCCGCACTAGGAATATTTGCTATCCTTTTTTCAGCATACTTTCTAGCAGCAACATCTTTAGCAGCCTTAGTTGCAGCAGCATCAGCTTTGTTCTTTTTAAGAGTATCTCTGTAGTTTTTGCCTGCTTTTGATTTAGGACCTAGACCTTTGTTCGCAGAATTAGGCTTAATCAAGGATTTTCCTTTCTTAAGTGCCCATCTAGCAGCATCGCCTCTCAAACCTTCATTGAAAGATTGCTCTTCATAAGGATAATATTTTTCAGCAATGATATCATAAACTTTCATAATTCATATTTATTAAAAGATGAACTGAGTTCATCTGCTCTTCGCTTGAGCTCGAGCTTTTCTTTATATTAATTATAATTAGTGCGAAGCACTTAAGATATTATCTAGATTGTTCAGTCACATTTTGCCCAGAGCGGGCAAAGAGTAGGACATTATCTGAGTTGAACATTGTCACTTAGCGTTACAGCATTGCAGAGGCGGTCGTCCGGTACCTCGAGCTGCGTCTTTATACGACGGCGGTATGTAAATTTACGCTAACAAACGTACATACGTAGGGTATTTCTCCCTTCCTTAGCCTTTTTTATTCTTGTTCAGACAGCAAAATGAGTTGTATGAAGGCATATCTCATCGTCATCCTTTCGGGTAGTTGCTGAATACTCTTTAACGGCGAAGAGACTTCCATCCCTGCGATCTGAGATCCAGGTATAGGGCGCACGAACTTGGCTTGCGCTGGCCTTAACCGTTTAACTGTTTGCCTTTGATGTGAGATCCGTGGACACGAACACTGATCTGACCATTATAATAATCGTCTGATTCTAGTACTCGCCTTGTGAATTGCTCTCTTGCCTCTATGTAACTACACTCTGCTTTTGATTTGCAGTAGTAGAGTATCTCTCTGTGGAAGTTGTCTGTGCCTAATTGTGCTACGTCTTTGGTGAGTTCGTCGGATGATCCGTAGTATTCTTGCCAGTCTGAGTCTATTTTTGACTTGATGCGTTTCTTTTTCTTTGTACCGTTCTTAAGTTTAACTACTTTGTAGGTTGTTTTTGAGAATTTTGCTAGTTTTTTGCCTATATACATGCGCCCTGTGTCTGTGTTAGTGATAAGATATACAAATCCTATACAGTCTTCGGGCAATTGTTCGACGAGTTGATTTTGATAATACCACGACATCAAGTTGTTTATGCCTTGTCATCGTCCTTGGCCTTTAAAAGTGATTCTCTATATTTTGGTGATTTAATTGGTGGTTTTTTGTGCCTGACTTCTTGTATCTCTGCTCTACGCTCACGTGCTATAATACGTATTTCCGCTAGTAAATTGCGACATTTTATGCCAGCAACGTGAGTTTGTCTACTTTCCCACTCTTGATTGTATTTAAAATACTCTCTAAATAGGGTCATTAGCTGTTCGTGTGTGTCCATTATACTATAATATCTAAGTCTGTACTATAGCTAGTAAAGCCGTTCTCTTTAATAACCTTGAGAACATTGTTTACTCGCCCAATAAGCTCGTCTTTATGACTGATCAAATAGATATTCTTGTTGCGTTCACGAGCCATTTTCTTTAAAACACTCAGGGCATTCTCCACTCCACTGGCATCAAGCCCGTTGTCTATAAGTTCATCTACAAATAACAAGTTAATATTCTGGTATAAGCTCTCCCATACATCTCTAAAGGACCAGCTCAGGCCAAGGATCAGTCTGTTACGTTCGCCACGACTTAAATTATCAAAGTCTAAGTCTTGACCTAGTTGTGTTATTTCTACATTTAGGTCATTTAGGAATGTAACTTGATGCGGTAATCCCATCTTATCAAGATAGTAAGTTAGTCTACTATTCAAGTAGCTAAGATTCTGATCAATAATTTTCTTTCTAATAAAACTATCTTTATTGGTTAACAATTTTAGAAGAAATTCTTGATGATCTTTTAAACTAGACAGTTCATTTACAAGATTCCAGTTAAGTTCTTGTAGTGCTGTGTTCTGTAATTCTTCAATTTGTTCTGTATAAGGATCAATCTCTTGCTGTCGTTTACCTAACGCATCTTCTAGACTGTTTAAATTATTTTGGTGACGTAGTGCTTCACCTAATGTATCATAAAAAGTTTGAGGACGCCCATTTATGTCTCCGATTGAATCCAATTCTTGTATGACTATAGCGTAACTGTCGCTTATTCCTTGTAAGAATACATACGCATCGTCTAAGTTTTTTTGCGCAACAGTGATCATCTCTTGATGTTTATCTGTATGAAGACCTTGTTCACAAGCTGGACATTTATTATCAGCCAGTTTTTCTAATTCTTTTTTATATTTGTTTACAGTTTTATCCGCTTGCATCACAGATGTTTCTAGAGTTGCTTTTTGTTTGTTTAGTGCTTTTATTTTCTCACTTAGCTCATTATAAGTTTTTAATTTGGCATGTTGCTCTAATTCTTTTTCTATATCAACTGACTGCAATTCTATTATTTTTTCAGCTAGTTTCAAACAGTCTGCTTCTCGCTGATTATACCAAGCACCTTTTTTAATTGCTAATCCGTCAATACTTTGTTGTATCTTTTCGTTAGATTTCTTGGCTGCTTCTATATTAGCTGTCTCTTGTTGTATTTGATCTCTGCTGATCTTAACTTGTTCTTTTAATCCTTCTGCTTTTTCACTTAATAAAGTAATACCCAACAATTGTTCAATAATTTCTCGTTGGTCATTTGCTCTCATACTAAGAAACGGCTCTGTATAAGTGTTAAGAGCTACAATGTGTTTAAACATGTCATGGCTCATACCTAGTATGTCTGCTAGATCTTTTTGCGTTTCTCTAACATCACCTTGACTATCGTCTACTTCTGAGTTTTCTTGCTCTATGTCATTGACATAAAATTTTAAGATATTAGGCTTACGTCCTCTTTCTATACGATAATTTACACTGTCTTTTTCAAAAGCCAGTGTAACAAGCATGTTCTTGTTATTAATTTTATTAATTAAGTTATCTTTTTTAATATTTGTAAGTGCTTGTCCAAATAATCCGTAACTTAATGCGTTAACTATGGTAGTTTTACCTGTACCATTGCGCGAACCGCTGTCATCGCCGCCCATGTCTAGGTTTTCCCCTAGTACCAGAGTTAGTTGTTCCCGCTCAAAATCTACTGCTTGAGTCTGATTGCCCACACTCAGAAAATTCTTTACTGTTAATGTTTTTAATCTAATCATAAGTTATTGTATATTGAAAGTAAAACTTTTTTATCGTAAGTATCGCTGTCTATATTGACTAGCTGATTAGTTACAATTTGGTCTACACTTTCAAAGTCTTGTATTTCTAAAGTGCTAATCATCTCTATTTCTTTTTTTTCTGGAATTAGAGTTAGTTCTCTAATAGGATAATCGCCCATGAATTTTTCTTTGATAAAATTAGCTTCTTCGTAGCTAATGTCAATGTCTAAGCTTACACGCAGATGTGTTTTAGGCAAGATAATATCACCAGCGCGGTCAATTAACTCGCTTAATTTTGTGGTTCTGTAAGTAGGTTGTCCAGGCCATGTATGATATGTAGGTTGCCCGCCCCATTCCATAATCATCATACCTCGATCTCCATCCCAATTGTCCGAATAATTATGTGGGAAACAATTACCAATATATACCATGTTTCCTTTTTTCTGACGTTTATGAAAATGTCCGCTGAACCCTAGTTCATAATTGACAAAGTGATTTAATTGTATCTCTCCATGATCGGGCATCTGTACCATAGCGTTCATATAAAAGCTAGGTAATTCAAAATGACCAAACACATATCTTCCGCTTTGTTTAGCTATAGTTTTCCATTCATCACCAATAAGCCATGGACATAGTGTGACGTCGTCTATAGTTGTAGGATGATGGATTACTGTAACACCTGGAATGTATTTTCCAAACTCCACTGAGTGAATATCTCGTTTATCTTTATAGTACAGATCATGATTGCCAGGAAAAAAGAAAAACTGATCAAAGCTACTACCAAGTTTCTCCAATGCCCGGAGACTGAAATCCATAGTAGTAATATTAAGACTATTGCGATTGTGATGCCAATCGCCGAGAAAAATTCCAGTATCACAGCCTTCCTCCTTAGCTTTAGCAATATACCAATCTACAAAGTCTTCACAATCTTGATTATGTGTGTTGCTATTTGATTTTAATCCAAAATGTATGTCTGTTAAACATGCGACTTTTTTAAATAGACCCATAAAATCCTTGTCCAATAATTTTTTGTACATCTTTCATCATGTCGTCATCCATCTGACAAATCCAAGATTCGTCATCAACCATTCTTGTAAACAATAATTTTACTAGATACCCTTCGGGCAATCGCAATGTGATATATTTGCTCATTCGTCTGATCCTTCATTTCTTTTTAAGGCAGCAGCATATTCGCCTTGCCCGGTTCGACTATAACTAGGATTCATTCCGTTAATTTCTAGTAAATCATCTCTAATAACTTGGTTACGCTTTTCAATGTTGATGATTCTAACAAAACTATTAGTAACAGCAGCAGTAAAATAAGCAAAGGGATTATCTGATTTTGATTCATCGAATTGTAGTCCTATCTGAGTTAACTGTAAAATTGCTTGTCCCCGCATTTCGTCGTTGTACGTATAGCCACGAACATTACCTCGGGTAGCATAACGCTCGCAAAGTTTAATATACATGCGAGCTAGTGTATTTGTAATTTGCCCGTGCTCTTTATTAAACTTACCTTTTTCTAGTCCGCCCTTCCAATGACTTTTTCCTACACAAACAAGTTCATCATTTTCATCAAATTTCCAATGTTGAAAAGGAGGAAAGTTTACCTTGTCCCGCCCGTCTGCTACAGTCTTTGGATTCTTTTTTCTAGTGGTATTAAGTGGAACATGTTCGAATGTCATGATTCTGAAAACTAAATCTGTTTTAGGAATCTTTTTGTAATCAACTTCACATTCGGCTAACTTTACCTTTTCTCCAGCAGTCTTTCGACTTTCGTATGCTTTTACACTAAGTCTTTTGGCATGCGCTCTCTTAGCTTCTGCTACAGTTCTGATGTTAATCTTGTCAATATTAGGCAAAATTAGATCATACCTGTGATATTCTACTTTGGTAAACGAACAGTAGGTATTTTTAGATTTATGTATTTCTTCTAGTAAATCTTTGTTGTTTAAATAATTAACTTTCATTTATAGTCCTTGTTGTAATATTGTAAACTACGCACTTAATTTTGTCAACTAAATAATGAATAAAGGAAACCAAAATGGCAAATTTGTTTGATACACTTAAATCCGGAGCTTCGTCTACTATTAGTAACCTAGGAGGGTCTATAGGTTCTAATTTCAACAATACTGGATCGCCTCTAGGTATAGTAGGAAAATTATCAGGTGCTTTGAATAATCTTTCTGATCCTTCAAAACTATTATCCAATTTACGTAGCCTCAATCTGCCAGTGGGCGGCAATACTACCAACCCTTTAGGTAGTACTGGTGCTACCTGGGGAGGCACTGAAACAGATAAAGACTGGCGTGTTAGATTAAGTTTACCAACTATAGGAGTATTTAAAGATAGTTGGGTTTTACAGCCATTGATAAGTGCCGGTGGAATGATTTTTCCTTATACTCCTTCGGTTAGTATTTCAAGCAGTGCCAATTATGATGAACAATCGTTAGTTCATCAAAACTTTCAATTCATAACTTATCAGAACAGTAAAGTTGATAAGATTGCTATCACCGCACCTTTTTATGTAGAAGATGCTGTTCAAGCACAGTACTGGTTAGCAGCAGTTCATTATTTTAGATCGGTAACTAAAATGTTTACAGGATCAGATGCAGGATCAACACAAGGAAATCCTCCTCCGATAGTGTATTTAAACGGGTATGGTGACTTTGTATTTAAAAATATCCCAGTAGTGGTAACAAGTTTTTCAGTAGACTTAGGCACAGATGTAAACTATATTTCTACCAGTTTAAGAAAAGGTGTAGGAAGACCAGCTGGCTCTCCAGCAGCAGCGCCTGTCGCACAATCAGGAGGATGGCTAAGTTTAGCAGGAGCAGCATTGCAAGCTGGTGGATTACGAAATGCAGGATCCTTTATAAGCGGATTAGATAATAAAAATAAAAGTGGGTCTCCAGCACAATCGCAACAGTCTCAAGCAATGTATGGAGACAGTCATGTTCCTGTAAAAAGTACCTTCCAAATAGGATTACAACCAATCTATAGTAGGCAGGCAATTAGAGATTTTAGTTTACAGGCCTTTGTACAAGGTGCGTATGTAGGTAATAAGATAGGATATTAATAATGGCAATTTACAAAACTTCTAGTCCTTGGAAAGATACTCCGATTGAAAATAACTACCTTACAATTTTTAAAATACGCCCAGTCAGTTCCGAACCAGATGACTTTTTATATACTATCGAACCTCAGTACACCTATAGACCAGATTTATTAGCTTACGATTTGTATGGCGATACTAAATTATGGTGGGTCTTTACACAACGTAACATGGATGTTATACAAGATCCTGTTTATGATTTTATTGCCGGAACAAAAATCTACATACCCAAAGGCAACAGTTTAAAAACTATTTTAGGATTATAATATGGTAGATTTTGTTAAAGAACTTAAACAAGGAGCAACTAATATTTCTGAAAAAGTAAGTAAAACTGTTTCAGATATAAAAACAAATAATGGAGGGTCGGCAATTGGTCCAGCACTAGATTCTCTCAAACAATCAGTTTTAAGCGGAGCTCCAAACTTTGATTCTGCTGCTCTTGGAATACCTGGAGTAGAGAACTTTGGCGCAAGTTTTAATAGTTTACTACAGAGTAAAAAAGATTTAAGTTTAAAAACAGGATATGAAGTAGGACAAACTAAAACATCGCCTCCCCCTGATTTTAAACCTCCATTAGTTAATATGTTGAATCAGTATGTATCAGTAAATGCTATTTTCACTCTCAGTGTGCTCAGCGACGAAGATATAAATTTTCCAGACTTGACTTACAAAAAAGGAAATCTTGGCCCTATCATTTTAAAATCAGCAAATGGTGCTCCTCCTGATAAACTTATAAAAACAGCATTTGGATCCTATAATTTTTATCTAGATAATTTTAGGATGAATACTATAATGGGTCTAAATAAAACTACAGGTGTTAGTAATGCTACTTCTGTGTCATTTACTGTTATAGAACCTTATAGTATGGGGTTATTTTTTCAAGCACTACAAATAGGAGCGTACCAAGTAGGTACATCCAACTACACGCAAGTACCTTTATTGTTAACTATTGAATGGAAAGGATGGACAGACGTTAGTCAGGAAGTTAATATAGTTACTAGACAAATTCCTATAAAGTTACGGGAATTAACCATGCAGGTTACAGGGAAAGGCTGCGAATATAGTGTAGAAGCGTTTCCTTGGAATGAACAAGGCCTGTCAAAATCTTTTAATGAAATTAAAACTGACATTGGTATAGAATGTGATAAAGGTGGTCCGTACACAATACAGAATGTATTACAAACAGGCGCAAACAGTTTGCAGGCAGTGTTAAATCGACGATTACAAGAAGCAAAGAAAAATAAAACAGTGGATGCGCCCGATGAGATTCTTATACTTTTCCCTACTGATTTAACATCAGCCCCAAGCAACTCTCCAAGCACCTCACCGTGGTCCGGCAATGAACGTTCAGAAAAGAGTGCAACATCTACATCTGGAACCGGAGCCGCCAGTGCGTTTTATGGAAAGTTAGGCGTCAGTCAAGGTGCTAATTCAACAAAAGTACAAGGGGTGGATACCAAGTCAGTTAATTTGATTGGGCAAGCGTTGATAGGATTTAGTGAAAAATCCAAAGGCGAAACACCGTTTGCTAAAGATGCCGATAGCTATGATAAAGAAAAAGGAATAGTTAAAATAGGATCTATTGAGATAGATCTTAACAATTCTAAATTTCACTTTACACAAAGTGCTTTGATTACAGACGTTATCACGAATGTAATCTTAAACAGTGACTATGGAAGAAATGCGCTGAACCCAGCACAGTTAACACCAGATGGTAAGATTGTGTGGTTTAGAATAGAAACACAAGTTTATAATATACCACAAGAAGATTCTAAGACTGGAACGAAACCAAAGTGTATTGTTTTCAGAGTTGTACCCTATACAGTTGATAGTTCAAGATTCATGCCTACCGAAGCTAAAAAACAAGGATTAGAACAAGCAAAAAAACAAGCATTAAAAGAGTACAATTATATCTATACAGGAAAAAATACAGACATTTTAAATTTTAACATTGATTTTAAAGCAGGGTTCTATACAGCTCTGTTTGCTGATAAAGGAAAGAACTCAGAAGGCGAAAGAATGAAAGAACATACAGGGCAATCAGCAGAAGAAGGTGACAGAATGAGAACACCTGGTAGTGCTGCTTCTGGAGGTGTTGGAATCATTTTACAACCAGTAAGGGGAACTTCAGCAGGCCTGCCAGAAAATCCTACTCAGATTAGACATGATCGAACAGAATCTACTACAAGTAAATTAGGTGGTTCCGCTGCGTCTGATGACCCTGCTACAGCAGTAGCAAGACAGTTTCATGATGTCGTCACTAATCAAGCAGATATGATTAATCTAGAAATGGAAATACTAGGCGATCCTTATTACATAGCAGACAGCGGAATGGGAAATTATAGTGCTAAAGAAGTTCAAGGATATGATAATATAACAGGAGATGGTTCTATAAATTATCAGAATGGAGAAGTAGTTGTAACGGTAAATTTTAAAACTCCAATTGATATCGACTTAGAAAAAGGAACTTGGGATTTTAGGGATACAGAACCAGTAGCGCAATTTAGCGGCTTGTTCAACGTTATTAGTATCGATAATTCAATTGTTAGAAATAAATTTACTCAGATACTACACTTAATAAGACTACCTGGACAAGACCCTAAGCTACTAGAGAAGTCTAGTGCTTCATTAGCAGATACTAAAACTTCAGGAACTGAATTCGTTCAAGCCACTAATAATGCTGTACTAAATAGTCCGTTTATGGCAGGTAGTGTAGTTAATCAAATTAATAACATTAACCCGTCGGCACCAAACCCTGGATTACCAGGTATAGTTGATACTAGAGGATTTCCCCCTTAATGGCCATAGAAACAAGACCACAGTCCGGCAGTACACCAGTTGATCCTGGTCCTTTTCTAGCAAAAGTTGTCAGTCACCTTGACCCTACTTACATGGGCTGTTTAGAAGTACAGATCATGAGGGAAGTGGGCGGGGATGTAAATTCTGATGGACAATTAACCACAGTAAAATATCTTAATCCATTTTATGGAGTCACTAGTGTAGAACATGTAACTGACACAGATGATTATAATAATACACAAAAAAGTTATGGTATGTGGTTTGTGCCACCAGATCCAGGAAGCTTAGTAGTTGTAATTTTTATTGGTGGCGATCCTCGTAAGGGATATTGGATAGGCTGTGTTCAAGACGAAGGCATGAATTTCATGGTGCCAGGATTAGCTGCTACAGAATACGCAGTTAGCGATACTAAAACAGATGACAGCGAACGTGTTCCTGTAGCAGAATATAATAAAATAGCCAACGAAAATACACAAGACCCTACAAAACGTGCCAAGCCTCAGCATCCATTAGCTGACTTCCTGATTAGTCAAGGTCTTATAAAAGATGATACAAGGGGAGTAACAACTAGTTCAGCTCGTAGGGAAGTGCCTAGTGCTGTTTTTGGAATAAGTACGCCAGGCCCAGTAGACAAAAACGGTAAGAGAGGAAAGATTGGAAAAGCAGAGCATCTAATTGACGGTGCGTTTGTAAGTAGATTAGGTGGCAGCACATTTGTCATGGATGATGGTAATGACAAATATATCCGTAAAACTTCTGCTAGCGACGGTCCTCCTGAATATAGTAATTTACTCAACGGCGAAACAGATGGCGATCCTGCTATACCCCATAATGAATGTATTAGATTTAGAACCAGAACAGGTCATCAGATTTTATTACACAATTCTGAAGATTTAATCTATGTAGGAAATAGTAAAGGAACTGCTTGGATAGAATTGACCAGTGACGGTAAAATAGATATCTATGCAGAGGATAGTATTAGTGTTCGTACAAAACAAGATCTAAATTTTTATGCTGATAGAGATATAAATTTAGAGGCTGTAAGAAATATGAACATTAAAGTTGGTGGCGAAATGCACACGCATACTGTAGCAGATCATATTTTAATTGTTGATGGGAATCAAAAAATCCATGTAAAAAAAGCAGTAGATAAAACCTACGAAGACACCTATAAACATCATATTAAAAAAGATGTAGAACAACTATATGATCTAAATTATAAATTAACTGTGTTGAAAGATTTAGATGTCAATACAGCAGGTCATAATTGGCTCACGGCAGGAAAAACTACTGAGATAAAGAGTGGCGGTAATCATATTGAAACCGCAGCATTGATTCATATGAATGGACCAGCTGCTTCAGATGCTGCTAAAGCCGCAGAAGCAGAATTGCCACAAAGATTAAAGCTACACACACTGCCGGATCAAGAAGAAATTCCTTTGAATAATTCTATTATGCGTCGGATTACTACACACGAGCCTTATCCGCATCATGAAAATCTTGATCCTTTAAAAGTCAAACCCGAACAAACTGATAGGGACATCGAAGGAAGATACGAAGATACAGACGGCGAACAACTGGAAGATCAAGCAGCATTTTCTGTAACAATGCTAACTCCAGCAGAAAAATGGAAAACCTACAGCACCACTATAGACCCATTTAGAAAGCTTCAAAGCGATTAATAAATATCAGTATGAGTGCTAATTCACGTTTATACGATAAAATTGTTCTTAAAGGCGATCTTACAGGGCAAAAAATTCCAGGTACAAAAACCTATAAGGGATTCAGTACGATTAGTAGCGATGCTAACAGTTTTGCTTTATACGATTTAGCATTAATTAAGCAGGATATTTTAAATCATTTTCATATACGTCAAGGGGAAAGATTAGAAAATCCTGAATTTGGTACTATAATATGGGATTGTTTGTTCGAACCATTAACAGAAGAAATTAAAAGTGTAATTCAAAAAAACGTCGAAACGATTATAAATTACGATCCTCGTGTGGTGCCAGATCAAATAATTGTAACCAGTTACGAAAGCGGTATACAAATTGAATGTAGATTAACCTACTTGCCCTACAATATTAGCGAAACATTACAGTTAAAATTTGATCAAGCTAACTCTATAATATAAAGTACGCACATTTCAAAATACGCTAAATATTAGATAATTGGGAATAGCGTATGTCAGCAACTGATAGACAAAACAGGCTACTAGTAGCCGAAGACTGGAAAAGAATATACCAAACATTTCGTACTGCAGATTTTCAGAGCTATGACTTTGAAAATCTTCGCAGGGTAATGATTAGTTATATCAGAGAAAATTATCCAGAAGATTTTAACGATTACATCGAATCCAGCGAATACCTTGCGCTGATTGATCTTATTGCCTTCTTAGGTCAAAGCATCAGTTTTCGTACAGACTTAAATGCTCGTGATAACTTTTTAGAGTTAGCCGAACGTCGTGAAAGTGTGTTGCGCCTAGCAAGACTACTAAGTTATAATCCTAAGAGAAATATTTCCGGTAACGGATTGCTAAAATTTAGCAGTGTTAGTACTACTCAAACTGTTATTGATTCTAACGGAAGAAACATATCCGGACAGGTTGTATTATGGAATGATCCTGCTAATGCTAATTGGTACGATCAATTTATTAAAGTAATCAATGCCGCTCTTCCTGCCAGTCGTCAATTTGGAAATCCTGATGACAAAGCAACAGTTTATGGTATTCCTACTGAACAGTACAGATTTCAAAGTGCTAATACAGATGCTCCTGTTTACAGTTTCAACAAATCAGTAGATGGCAGAAGTATGCCTTTTGAAATTGTGTCAACAGTCTTTAGAAACTCGGAAGATATCTATGAAGAGCCTCCTGCTGTAGGTAACAGATTAGCTTTCATTTTCAAAAATGACGGTAAAGGCAATGCTAGTTCTAATACAGGATTCTTCCTACACTTTAGACAAGGCATATTAAGTCAAGGAACATTTGATATACTTCAGCCAAGCACCAGCGAGAGTATAGATATCGATGCTGTAAATATCAATAATACTGATATATGGTTATATCGTCTAGATCAAAACGGACTAGAAACAGAGTATTGGCAGAAAGTTCCGAGTCTAGAAGGTAATAATATTATCTATAACAGTCTTAAAAAATCTGTAAGAAATATTTACAGCGTTATTACCCGGGCAGGCGATAGAGCTAGTTTACTGTTCAGTGACGGTACATTTGGAAATATTCCACGGGGAACTTTCAGAGTCTATTATAGAACTAGCAATGGTATAAGCTATACAATTAATCCAAAAGATATAAGAAATATTAGTATATCTGTGCCTTATATTAGTAATAATGCTCAGGTGGAAACGCTGACAGTAAATCTAAGTTTGCAATCTAGTATAGATAACAGTTCAGAATCAGAATCTAGTGATAGTATTAAATCTAGAGCCCCTGCTACGTATTACACTCAGAACAGAATGATAACAGCTGAGGATTATAACATTAGTCCGTTAAGTGTTAACCAACAAGTTATTAAAATTAAAGCAGTTAATAGAAGTGCCAGCGGCATCAGCAGATATTTTGACCTAGTAGATCCAACAGGAAAATACAGTAAAACAAATTTATTTGCCGACGACGGTATCATGTATAAAGAAGAATTTACTGAAAGTTTTAAATTCAGTTATCAAAATAGAACGGATATTGAAGCTGTAATTTATAATCAAGTTATTGAAAATTTAAAATCTGTAGCATTACGAGATTTTTATTACAGTAATTTCTTTACAGTTGTAACTGATTCATTATCTGTATCTTGGTATAGTAGAACAGTTGATACAAATCAGTGTACAGGCTATATTAGTGATGTAAGAAATCCAAGCATATTTTACGATACAGATCCTGTACCGTACAAATTAGGGTCTTACACTAGTACACTGTTAAGATATCTGACACCAGGTGCGTTAGTTGAATTTACACCGCCAAGCGGATATTATTTTGATAAAAGTAATGATAATCAGTTAGTGAGAGGCACAGCGAATGTCAAAGACGCTGTAACAAGATTATGGTGTAAAGTAATTAGCGTGGCTGGAGATGGCACTGCCGGAGGCGATGGAGTGTTTGCCGATGGATCAGGACCAATTGTGTTCAATGATATTATACCACAAAATTCTCTATTAAATCAGATTATTCCAGCGTGGAGAACTACATTAGATACTAATACTATATCTACCATGATTGATTTAATCTTTGCTAATAAGCCTTTTGGATTAAGATATGATATACAAACCAAGTCATGGAAAATTGTTTTTGAAGTTAATCTCAATATTAATGACAGATTTAGTTTAGGTAAACAAGGAGACAACAGTAATCAACAGTTAGATTCAAGTTGGTTATTACTATTCACCACTGATACTGAATTTTATACAGTAAAATCTAGATTGTTACGTTATGTGTTTGAAAGTGAAAAACAAGTACGATTTTATTTTGATGCTAGTGATAAAATTTACGACACACGAAATAATTCTACTGTAAAAGACAAGATTAAAATCTTAAACATTAATACTCAGCCAGACAGTATTACACCATTTACTATTGATAGAGAATGGGAAATAACAGAAGAATTTAAAGGGTTAGACGGTTACGTGGATACTAAAAAAATTCAAGTTACCTTTAGTGATACTGATGATGACGGAGTAGTGGATAATCCTATATTATTTGAAGAAGTGGTTGCCCCAACAATTTCACCAACTACTAAAAAGATTGTTTTAGAAAAATATGAAATTTCAGCAGGACAAGAGGATTATCGTTACATAGATAATAGTAATCAAACAGTTATCTTTGTATCATCTTTGAGCTTTTTGACAAATCTAGGAACTATATCCGATGGGCAGTATGTTTACGCTGAAGATACAGATTCAGTTTATAAGTTTACATTAGCCAGTGCTACATTTGAACCTTCTATAGACTACAAAGTGTATGTTGGTCGACCTGATTTGAAATTTCAATATATTCATAACGCTGATTATGAGTCAAGAATTGATCCCGGCATTACAAACTTAATTGACATCTATGTATTAACTAAACAGTACGATCAAAATTTTAGACAGTGGTTAAACAACTCTTTAGAGAATGAGCCGTACCCTCCTAGTCAAGATTCTTTGTTTAGTTTAATGAGTACAGATCTTAATAAAATTAAATCTATAAGCGATGAAATTATATATCATCCGGTAAAATATAAAGTTCTTTTCGGAGAGAAATCCACCCAGGATGTACAAGGAACATTTAAGATAGTAAAAAATTCTGAATTAGTATTAAGTGACAACGATATCAAGTCAAGCACACTATCTGCGATAAATGAATTTTTTAGTATAGAAAATTGGGAATTTGGAGAAAGTTTTTATTTTACCGAGTTAGCCACTTATGTAATGAATAGATTAAGTCCTTATGTAGTGAATTTTGTTTTAGTACCAAAACAAACAGGATTAACTTTTGGAGCATTGTACGAAATTAAATGCGAAAAAGATCAAATCTTTGTTAACGGTGCTACCGTCAATGACATAGAAGTCATAACTGCGATTACAGCGAGTAAATTAAGAGCAAGCGGAGCAATCGTAGCAAGTAATACAGCAACAGGACAACAGATTATAACTAGCGCAGGGATTGAAGACTAATGGCAAATAACGATCAAGAAGAATTTGGACTTCCAATAGACGGCAATGAACCAAGAAAAACTTCCAACTTACTACCAAGGACTTATAGAACTGATAGTAATAAAAAGTTTTTACAAGCAACATTGGATCAGCTTACCCAGCCCGGAAAAGTAAAAAAACTCAACGGGTATATTGGTCAGCAAAATGCCAAGTCAGCTAAATCAGACGATATCTATATTGACGCAAGCGATCAGATAAGGCAGCAATATCAATTAGAGCCTGGTGCTGTTATACAAGATAAGTTTGAAAATGTAACCTTTTATAAAGATTATATTGACTATATTAATCAAATTGATGTATTTGGCGGCGATACAAAAAATCACGAGCGTATTAACCGACAGGAATTTTACAGTTGGAATCCTCATATAGAGTGGGACAAGTTTGTAAACTTTCAAAATTATTATTGGTTAGCCTATGGGCCTGATGTAATTAAGGTGTTCGGCCAACAACTGGAAATAGAAAGTACGTATACTGTAGATTTGGTTGACGAAGACGATAATTATGCTTTTTTATTCTCTCCAAATGGTCTTACAAGAAATCCTACCCTAAGACTTTACAGAGGTCAGACTTACAATTTTACAGTTAACAGTCCAGGAAATCCTTTTAGTTTTAAATTATCAAGAACAGCCGGTGACCTTGATAGATATCTTAAAGGAGTTTCCGCAGTCTCTGTAGAAAGCGGAACTATTACATTTAAAGTAAGAAAAGATGCTCCGGATCTGATATACTATGTAAATGAAAAAGATCCTACTGCTGGCGGTGTTATTCAAATTTTAGATATTGAAGAAAATACTTTCTTAGATCTAGAAAAAGATATCTTAGGAAAAAAAGATTATACATTAACATCGGGTGTAAAAATTTCCAATGGTATGAAATTAAATTTCGAAGGAAATGTAAGCCCTGCTGAATACAAAGATGGTAATTGGTATGTAGATGGAGTAGGCTCGGCCATTACTCTGATTCCAGAATCTGCCTTAGAAATTATAAGCACTTATACACAAGAATCTGAACTTTTATTTGATGATACACCTTTTGATAAGGATCCTTTTAGTGTAGCAAGTGCGTATCCTAGAGATAATGATTATATAGTCATGGCTAGAGGTTCTAAAGATAGAAACCCTTGGAGTAGATATAATCGATGGTTTCATGAAGATGTAATCAAAGTTTCAGCACAGGCTAATGGTAAAATACCAGATATTGATCAATCTTTGCGAGCCGTACGACCAATTATAGAATATGAAGCAAACATCAAATTATACAACTTCGGGCACGAAGCTAAAAAAGATGTTGATTTGATTGACACATTCACAACTGATGTATTTTCTATTATCGAAGGAAGCACTGGCTATAACATAGATGGAGCAAATCTTGCTCCTAATATGCGGGTTTTATTTACAGCTGATCCGGACATATTAGTAAAAGACAAAATCTTTAAAGTAACATTTGTTGATATCATAGTCCCTCAACGACAGATAGAATTTGTAGCAGACTCTACAGTAAATCCAAATACAGATGTTATTACATTTGAAACAGACCATTTTTTAAATACAGGAGTCCAAGTAACGTATCTGAATAATGGAAATAATGACATTAGTGGATTGAGTAACAGACAACAATATTATGTTTATGTTGTTAGTGCTACACAAATCAAGCTGTTTACTGATAGTAAATTAACGAAGCAAGTAGACATACTAACCAGAGGAACTAGTACTCATAAGTTTGAGGTTTTTGTTGGAAAGAAAAGACAAATTAATCTAGTAGAAGAACCAGATACTATACCTATTCATTATGAAACTGTTATAATTAAAAGCGGAGATAAAAATAAAGGTTCGATGTTTTGGTATAATGGTGTTGATTGGAAATTAGCGCAGACCAAAACTACAGTGAATCAACCTATTTTATTCGATGTGTTTGATTCTAATAGTAATAGTTACAGCGATATAACAGTATACGAAGGGTCTACCTTTATAGGAAATAAAATTTTTAGTTACAAGCAAGGTCCAGGCTTGCCAGATAAAATTTTAGGATTTCCACTCAGTTATAAAAACATCAATAATGTAGGCGATATTGTTTTCACCTTTGATCTTTTACAGGATACTTTCAATTATAAAACATCAACGTTTATTCAGAGCAAACGTACTGACATAGGATTTTTGAGAAAAATCTCTAACTTAGATACTTGGAGTTATGAAAACGGATGGAAAAAATCTGAAATTAATAGTACTCAGCCTATTATAAGAATTTTCAAAGAATCTGGATTAGTAAATAATTTTCCGGTTGATGTATATGATAACACCGATCAGTTATCTGATTTAGAGGTCAGAGTATATGTAAATGGAAAACGACTGAATAGAGAATTATACACTTTAGAAAGAGGTGTAGTTCGTTTCTCTATTGTATTAGATAATGATGTTACTGTTAATGATATCGTTACTTTAAAATGCTTTTCGCAACAAGCAAAAAATAGTAACGGGTATTATGAAATTCCAATCTCTTTACAAAATAACCCTCTTAACAATAATCTTGAATCGTTTACTTTAGGCGAAGTAGTCGATCATGTAAATTCAATAGTTGATAACATTTTGGATTTTAAAGGAATGTATCCAGGTCCTGGTAATCTAAGAGATTTAGGGAACCTTACTGCCTATGGAACAAGAATAGTTCAACATAGTAGTCCGTTAAATTTACCGTTATATCATTTAACAAACACCGATACAAATATAGTAAAATCCATAATACAAGCACAAGAAGATTACGCTACTTTTAAACGAACATTTTTAATTACGTCTGGAAACACAGGTGTAGACATGGATTCTAAAAGACATGTTGACTTGATTCTTGAAATGATGTTGAAAGACAGACCTAGCACAACTTCGTATTATTTGTCTGACATGTTTGGATACGCTGGTTCTACTAGATTAGAATATTTGGTAGAAGACGGTAGATTTCAAAGAATATTTTCTATTTCTCGGTCTTTTAGTTTAGATACTTTAAGTAATCAAGCTGTGTATGTTTATAGAAATGGACAGCAGTTAATTGAAGGCATAGATTATATATTTGAAAACAATGATGTTTTCTTCACCATCATAGGAGAACTTAATGATGATGATATTATTGAAGTCTACGAGTACGAGACAACAGACGGAAGTTTTTGTCCGCCTACGCCTACAAAATTAGGATTATACCCTAAGTTTAAACCTAGTAAGTATATAGATGACACGTACTTAGAGCCCAGGGAAGTTATACAAGGACATGACGGTAGTATCACTTTTGCCTATGGTGATTATCGAGATGACTTATTGCTTGAACTTGAGTTAAGAATTTACAATAATATTAAACAAAAATATGATCCGTCAATATTTGATATTTGGAGTTTTATTCCTGGCTATAATAGAAAAACTAATTATACCAAAGAAGAATTCGAGCGTGCGTTAAGTCCGAGCTTCTTCCAATGGACAAGTAATATTAATCAAGATTTTACAAAACAAACTTATTGGGACAGCACACAACCATTTACATTTAACTACAGAGATAATTATTATCCAGATGGTACAGATAGTCAAGCGTTTTGGAGAGGAATCTACTGCTGGTTATTTGATACTGATAGGCCTCACACTGATCCTTGGGAGTGTTTAGGATTCAGTGTTCAACCAACGTGGTGGCAAGAAGTATACGGTGCTGCTCCTTATACTAAAGACAATCAATTGTTATGGGAAGATTTGTCGCAAGGCATTATAAGAGAACCAGGAAAGCCGCCAAGATATCATGAAAAATTTGCTCGACCTTTATTAGCTAACAGCGCACCGGTTGACGAGTTAGGCAACTTAATCAGTCCTTTAAATTCAAATTATGTATCCGGCCCAATTAAATCAACGCCAGAAGGTTTTTATTCTTTTGGAGACAGAAGTCCTGTTGAAACTGCTTGGCGTAGAAGCAGTTACTATCCGTTTGCTTTAATAAAAACAATTTTACTTTTATATCCTAATATTATGATGTCGGTTGGGTTTGATAGAAGTAGACAAGTTAAAAATAATACTAATCAGATTGTATATTCTCCATCTGGATTGAGAATCAGGTTGTCTGATATAGTTATACCTTCTACAGTTAATGATGCTACGAGAATTTTCTCTTCCGGGCTAGTAAATTATATTGTTGAATATGCCACATCCGATGTTACATTTAAAATAACTAATTACCAAGAAGATCTTCGATTACTTACAAATAAAATCTCTCATAAGCTAGGAGGATTTACAAGTAAAACTAAATTTAACATACTGTTAGATAGTAAAAATCCTACAAGCTCTGGCGGAGTCTTTGTGCCAGATGATAATTTTAATATTTTCTTAAACACATCTAGTCCTGTTAAAAAGTTAGCATACAGTGGTGTAGTTGTTAGCAGATATTCTGATGGGTTTGAAGTTAGAGGTTATAATTTTGACGAACCATTTTTCACTTACTATTCTTATAGACAAAATGAAAGAGTTATCAGAGTAGGGGGTATCTCAGAAAGTTATGTAACTTGGGATTCTAATAAAACCTATGTTGCTGGAAAAATAGTTCTAAATGGAAATGTATATTTTAGAACTAAAATTACACACCAGTCAGGCGATGTGTTTGACGATACGTTATTTGCTAAACTTCCAGGACTGCCTATGACTGGCGGCGCAGAAGCAATTTTAAGAAAGAGCTGGGATACAAGTCAAGAATTATTTTTAGCTTACGGTACTAAACTGGCTACTATACAAGAAGTTATAGATTTTTTACAAGGATATGGAACGTACTTACAAGAGCAAGGCTTTGTATTCGATCAATATAACCCAAAAATTAAGTCTGTTACAAATTGGGAAACTAGTATTAATGAATTTTTATTTTGGACTACACAGAATTGGGGCGAAGGATCTGCTCTATCGTTAAGTCCTGCTGCGTCTAAGTTAGTGATAAAAAGCGACAGAGCAGTTGTTGATGATATACGAAATGCGTTTTATGGTTATAAAATATTTAAAGTAGATGGACAACTATTAGGACCAGAATTTGTAAGTACCTTTAGAGGCGACAACGAATTTTCAATAATTCCTCAAAACACTGTTCATGGTATTTACGGAGGAATTTTTTATCTAGTTCAGAAAGAACATGTATTATTATTAGATAACACAACTTTATTCAATGATGTAATTTATGATCAAGAACCGGGTTATAGACAAGAGCGTATTAAAATTATTGGTTATATAACCACAAACTGGAATGGAGGACTGTCTATTCCAGGATTTATATTTGATCAAGCGTATATCAATGATTATCAATCGTGGACAGATTATAATTTAGGGGACATAGTAAAATATAAAGAATATTATTATAGTGCCTCAAAATTTGTTGTAGGTACCGAAACGTTTAATTCAGAAGATTGGGTATTATTACGTGAAAAACCTACACCTAAACTAATACCAAATTGGGATTACAAAGCTGAGCAGTTTACAGATTTTTATGACTTAGATACAGATAATTTTGATAGCGAACAACAAAGAATGGCTCAGCACCTTATTGGCTATCAAAATAGACAATACCTCGAGAACATTATTAAAGACGATGTTAGTCAATATAAATTCTATCAAGGTATGATTATAGAAAAAGGAACTCAGAACGTTTTAAATAAATTATTTGACGTTCTTAGTGCTGATAATCAAGAAAGTTTAACCTTTAACGAAGAATGGGCTGTGCGTGTTGGAGAGTACGGCGCGAGCGGAGTTTATGAAGAAATAGAATTTAAATTAGATGAATCTAAATTTAGAATTAATCCACAACCGATACAATTACTAACTCAAGCTCCTGATTCTAATATAGACTTAATTTATAGAATTACTTTAGGGGAAGTACATGTTAGACCACTAGGATATAACAATAATCCGTGGCCTACTTTAGGAATGAAAAAAGCACTACGATCTCCAGGTTATGTAAGATATGAAGATGTAAAAATTAATATTGACACTCTTGACGAAGTACTTGATACTCCTATTGACGAGTTTGAGGAAGGCGATTATGTTTGGACAGCATTTGAAAACAGAGATTGGAATGTATATAGATTTACTAAAAATATCTTTCGTATAGAAGATGTGGAATATAGTGATGGCACGCTTACGTTACAGTGCGAAACATTTCCTGATGTAACAGCAGGTAGTATTATAGGAATAACCCACTCTGAAAAAATTAAGGGATTCTATAAAGTTGAATCCGTTTCGGCTAGGAAAATAATAATTAAAACAGTTGTTAAAGATTGGAATCCTCCATTCGCTGATAGTTCCGAGATTCTCACTTATAAATTTACATCTAGTAGATTAGATTCGATAGATAATGCCAATGCGCAATTACCACCTTATATAAAAGATAAAGAATTATTATGGGCAGATATTGGTAGTAAGAATTTATCATATAACGGAGTTGTTCCTTACACTGTATATTCCAATGAAAAAATATTTTTAAGAAATACTTTAGAAAATACAGATCCAATGATTGATATAAAGTTTGGATCAAAAGTTTCATTGTGTAAAAACGGAAAATTTTTAGCTGTATCGACTGCTGCTAACGAAGTATACATTTATGAAAAATCACCAGCGACTGATGTATGGTACCAGCATCAATTAATTACACCTAATTTAAAATTAGCTAGTACAACTAATTTAAATTTTGGTGACGAGATAGCATTCAGCGCAGATGGAAAATGGTTAGCTATAGCTGCTTCTACTGCGTCTAATATCAAATCAAATTGGAAAGGAGATTTTTATAATTCTAATTCTTATGCGTTTGGAGATGTCGTACAGGTACGAAATACACACTTCAGTGCCAGACGTAGTGCGGTAGCTAATGATTTGTCCACTGTAGATAGATTCAGTCAAGACTGGGCGCCGACATATCTTGTGACTACAGAAGAATCAAAATCTGCTAGTTCTAATATTAATCAAGGATATGTAAATCTTTATCTAAGAACATCAGGAGGAAACTATGGATTATTACACAGCTTTGTAAGCCCAACTCCGACTGCTGGGGAACTGTTCGGTTCTAAAATGACGTTTGCTCAAAACGGTAACGAGTATATTTTATCAGTTACTAGTTCGGGATATAACGAGAACCAAGGCCGTGTGTATATGTTTAGATACGCAGAGTTAGAAGAAGACAGTACACAATCCGGATGGCACATGGATTATCGTAGATCTTATGTAGGAATTTTTAGCCCAGGTAAACAATATTATCCTGGCGATATAGTGTTTTATAATTATGAGCTGTATCAGTGTATAACAGAACAAGATCCTAATAGTTTCGAAGCAAATGCCAGCGGCTGGCAAATATTAGACGATACTAGTATATTAGGATATTTCCCACAAGATGTTGCTACTAATGTAACTGATGTAACTCCGATTGTAATTACGAACATTGTTCCTAACACACCGGTTACTACAGGTTCTATAAAATTTAGAAGAGCTACTATTTCTTATGCTACACAAGCAAGTGCCCCGTTTACAGCAGGTCAATTTATAGAAATAAGAAATGCCAATCCAGAAGTATATAATGGTGACTGGCTCGTTTATAGCGCATCTGCTACGCAAACAGTTATAGTGTGTCCATTTCCAAGATTTTTACCTGCTCCTAATATAACAGTTGAAGATCCATTATACAAGTATGTTGCCGGCGGCATATTAACTTTAGCTATAGTTTCACCAACACGAGAACAAAATGTAGAATCTGTATTACCTGGAGATTTATTCGGATATGATGTGTCTATGAGCGGCGACGGTAGCAAACTAGTGATTAGTGCTCCTAACGCAGATCAAAATACATATAATAATTACAAAGGTAAATTTAGATCTACTGAGAAATACGATGTCAATGATGTAGTATATTATACTGGTGGTGTTGATCCTGCAGGATACTATAGTTATAAGAAAATATTTGATAGTTCTATAGCAGGTACCTTTAATTCAGCAGATTGGAGATTACTGACTACTACACAGTTTAATAATACAGGCAAGATTTTTACTTACGAATACGACGGTGACGCATTTGTGTTAATTGATACATTGGGTGCTCAGAACTTAAATCTAACTTATGAACAACGATTTGGAGAAAGTTTATCTGTTAGTGATTCTGGAAGTCATTTAGCGGTAGGGTCTACACTTTATTCTGCTGACTTTTCATTACAAGGATCAGTAAAAGTATTCGAAGCCTATTCCGGGTCTTGGGCTCCTTATCAAACTTTAACTAGTACTGTTCCAGGAACAAATCATAAATTTGGACACTTTGTGGAATTTATGAATGATTCTGAAACGTTAGTTGTTTATAATGTCAACGCAGATATTAAAAACGAAACTACATTTGATGATTCTTTAACTAAATTTGATAATTCAACCTTACGAGTTATTGATTTACAAATATTATCTGGTAGAGTAGACATTTTTGACAAATATAATACAAATTACGTGTTCGGGGAAAGTCTAACTACAAATTCAACTAACGATTTTTCAGATGGTTATGGAAAGAGTATAGCTGTTGGTAGTAATAATATAGTAGTTTCTGCCGCTAAAGAACATAATCAAGGATACGAAGATGCTGGAATAGTATATTCTTACCGCAAGCCAGCTGGAAAAACAAGCTGGAGTGTCTTACATTACGAGCGTGCTAGACCAAATGTACAACAAATTAAAAAAGCTTTCTTATATAATCGTCGAGAAAACATATTAATAAAATATCTTGATATAGTAGATCCAGTTCAAGGTAAGATACCTGGACCAGCAGATCAAGAGATTAAATTTAAAACTTACTACGATCCAGCTACGTACACGGTTGGCAATGCCAGTGTAAATGTAGACGATGGCATGTCTTGGACTAATACGTATAATGGTATGCTATGGTGGGATTTAACCACTGCTAAATTTTTAGAGAATCAAGGAGGAGAGATTGTTTTCAGATCTACTACTTGGAATACTCTTTACGAAACAGCCAGCATAGATATTTACGAATGGATAGAAAGTAAACTACTACCTTCTGAAAGAGATAAAATTTCCGACACAGAAAAAGGATTAATATCCGGCATAAGCGGAAAGTCCAAATATGGTGATAGTGTATATAGTATAAAACAAAAATATGATACTATAAGCAAGACATTCAATAAAACTTATTATTATTGGGTCAAAAATTCTACAATTGTTCCAAATAAAGAAGGCAGATTAATGTCTGCTGATTTAGTGTCAAGATTAATTTCTGATCCAAGAAATTATGGATATCCATGTTTAGTATTATTAGGACCTGACAGTTTCAGTTTAGTGAACGTCGATAGTTACTTAGAAGATAAAGATGTGGTATTAAGTGTTCAATACTGGACAGTGGAAAATAAAGAGAACAATGCTCACACCCAATGGAAAATAATCAGTGAACATCCTAATACTGTTATCCCTTACGAAATAGAACAAAAATGGTTAGACAGTTTATTAGGCAGAGACAAGAACGGACGCACAGTTCCTGATTTAAAACTTCCAGTAAAACAACGATTTGGTATCGAAAATCGTCCAAGACAAAGTATGTTTGTTAATAGAATCGAAGCACTCAAGCAATTTATTGAACGTGTTAACGCTATTCTTAAACCAACTTTAATTGTTGACGAGTTTGACTTAACACCATTAACTAAGCTAGAAGAACCTCCTAGCGCAGTAAGTGGAGCATGGGATATAATAATCGACACTGACGAAGAATTTAGATTCGTAGGTACTAGTAATTTAGAGCAAATTAAATTATTGCCTGTTATTGAAGATGGTAAAATCGTAGATATAGAAGTCGCCCAGAGAGGAAAAGGATATGTTAATCCTCCAACTTCTGTTATTACAGGTAAAGGCAAGAACGCAGAGATTCAAATTTATCTAAATGATACAGGCGGTGTAGAATCAGTTAGTATATTAAATCAAGGCTTCGGCTATAAATCAGATACTATTATTACTGTAAGACCTTTCAGTGTACTTGTTCAAAGCGATAGCGATAGTTACGATAAATGGAGTATCTATCATTTTAACAGAACAAATAGAAGCTGGACAAAAAATAGATCACAAAGTTATGATGTAACGAAATTTTGGAATTACGCAGATTGGTATCTGTCAGGATATGATCAATTTACTAAATTTAATTACATAGTTGAAAATACTTACGAATTAGCTTTCTTAGAATCTAATATTGGTAATATAGTAAAAGTCAAGAATGTGGGCACTGGTGGATGGATATTGTTCGAGAAATATAACGACGTAATAACCACAGATTATACACAAAATTATAAAGTGATAGGAAGACAAAACGGAACAATACAATTTTTGGATCTTTTATATAATTTTAAAGGCCGCGCACAAGGGTTTGACGCACTGTTATATGACGCAGCACAGTATGATGCTGTTCCAAGTGCCGAATTAAGTATAATCTTAGATACTATAAAAACAAAATTATTAGTAGATAATTTGAGAGTAGAATATCTCAAGTTATTTTTCTCTAACGTAAGATATGCGTTATCTGAGCAGCCATTTTTAGATTGGGTTATGAAAACCAGTTTTGTTAAAGCTACTCATAATGCTGGAGAATTACAACAGAAAACAAATTATAATAGTGATAATCTACAAGACTTTGAAAGTTATGTAAATGAAGTAAAACCTTATAGAACTAAAGTAAGAGAATATATTAGCGGATATACTCGATTAGATAATGCTGCTCTTTCTGTAACAGATTTTGATTTACCTCCTATTATAGATGAGGATTATAAAATAAATCCGCTAACTGTAATGTTAAATGAAAATTATGCTATAAGTTCTTCATACAGTCAGTTATTAGATTATCCGTGGAAACATTGGTATGATAATGCTTCCTATTCTGTTGAAACTTTAGAATTAGTCGATGGAGGCAAAGGGTACATAGATCCTCCAGTAATAAACATTGTAGACGATTACGGAATAGTGACTTCGACTAATACCTTACAATCTAATTTTGATGGTCCAAACAGCTTCTGGAATCTGGGTGAAGGTACTATGAAAGTAGTGGCTACAGGATTACCTTGCCATAGTTATGGTATTCAAGATGCTGAAAACATAGCAACTGATCAAGATTATAGCCAAATACTACCGCTAAGAGGAGGCACTTATGCTGCCGGAATCCACGCAAGTATTCCTCAAGGCATAATTGGTTACTGGCTTAATGGTGTAGCAGTATTCAATCCTAGTGCAGGCGACACAGTACCTGAAGGCTTTGAATCTGTAATGGATTATAATTTTAATGCTGCCTATGCCAGTGCTGAAGTTTTAGAATACAATTTTGGACATGACAGGGCTGGCGGACTTGTAACTGCTGACGGAGAATATTCTTACAGAGACTTCAGTTTTAAAGATGCTTGGTTATCGGGCATAGGGAATGACCTAGCAGATGTTAATAAAATAGATACAATAGAAATACCTTACTTGAGAAGCGGGTTTGAGCACGCCGACGGCCATAGTAAGATTATTGGATTCGCATTAGATGGTTATCCTATATACGGACCAGATGGATATAGTACTGCCACAGATCCTTCAAGCGGTATTGTAAGAATGACTTCTAGCTATGGATTACGAGTAGTTAGTTACAGGCCTCAAATACTACAAGATACATCAGTATATCCAATGGGTATATTCATTCAGGACTACGAATATATAGGTAATGGATCACTTGATAAACACAACGGAAGATATTGTATAACTCCTGACTATCCAAATGGAACCTATGCCTACTTTGTAACAACTACAAGCGCAGGCACTCCTGCTTATCCGTATGTAATAGGTCCTACATTCTTTGGAGATGCTGCTCCTCAAGACAGAAATGATGCTACTAACGGCAAAGGAACAGCACCAAGAACATACAATCTATATAACAGTAGTGCTATTCAAGCTACTGCAAAGGCTTATATTACTAATGGAAAAGTATCTAGAGTAGTGTTGACCACATCTGGGTCAGGATATCTTAAAGCACCTAGAGTAGTATTCGATGGCGGGCTAGATACGAATATAGAAAATTCTCCTGCTCAAGCAGTGGCCGTGTTAAAAAATAATGTAGTAAGGTCAAACAAGACTATTATTAAATTTGATAGAAACACAAGAAATTATTTTGTAACAGAATTAACGCAGGTTGAGAATTTTGTAGGAACAGGCAGTAGAAAGCAATACTCTTTAAGATTTAGTCCAATTTTAACTATAGGTCATACTTCAGTTAAAATCAACGGTAATGAAATCCTAAGAGATGATTATGCTCTTTCCATCAAGAAATCTAATGTTAAAGGATTTACTACCTACTACGGAGTATTAACGTTAGAAACTGCTCCTGCTATAGGTGACGAAATTGAAATTACTTACGATAAGAATTTTGAACATCTAAATGCTGCTGACAGGATTAATTTTTATTACAATCCTCAAACAGGCCAACTAGGAAAAGATCTAGCTCAGCTAATGACAGGTATTGACTATGGAGGTGTTATTGTCAGCGGATTAGGACTTAGTATTGGCGGCGGCTGGGATAGCCAACCCTGGTTCAGTGAAGGATGGGACGGATATGATGTTGGGTTTACAGACTATATTGTGTCAGTTAGTGATAGCACTTATGTATTTGACTTGCCTTATGTACCTGCTGCAGGTGAGCAAATTAATGTATATGTCAATGGTGTAAGATTAGATGATGAGTATTTTGATAGCTATGACGGAGTCACTGTACAACCTAATGGAAGAACTACTGCTCCTGAAGGCCGAGCAATGCAGACTTGGGTAGGCGATGGAATTGATTTCACTATTGAATTACCAAATTTAACTAGTAATGTTCCTGTTGACATAAATGACGGAGATAAAATAATTTTCCGTAAGAGTACTAGTGATGGAAGTATTAATCCGGATCCAAAGAGTTTTGATACACAACTGCAAGGCGGTAACTTAGGATATACGACAGCCACAGGATTTGCTCCAGATGACGTAGTATTGGACGGCGGCGGTAGATTTGTTACTCCTGATACTAGTCATGCTCCTGAGGAAATTGTACCTGGGCATATCACTGATGCTCTAAATATTAAAGTTTTCTGCTTACCAAGTTCTGGGTCTTCTAAGATAATTTCTAAAAATTATATCTGCGATGGTATTACAACCCAGTTTAGTGTCGGACAATTTCCTAACAACACTGCAGGATTATTTGTTAATCTTGATAATCAAATTTTAAAACAAGATGTAGATTATACGCTGGATTGGCAAACAAAGATTGTTACCATGGTAACAGCGCCAGCAGATAAAAAAATTATTAATATAACCAGTTTTGGAACAGCTACTGAAAATCTTTTAGATTCTAATTTCTTTGTAGCAGACGGAAGCACTTCTGATTATATTACCAATGCGCCTTGGCCACAGTTAGCTTTAGATGAAGACTTTCAACAGAGCATAGACAGATTAGGTTCTATTGTACTGGTAAACAATCAGACTGTTGAATATGAATTATTTAGAACAGACGAATCTTATGAAACTACAGGGTTTGTTGGAATAAGATTTCCAGCTCCGCCTCAAGAAGACTCTATAATAAATTATATAATGACAGGCGATGCTAATAGCACTATATCATTAATTAATTCCCAAGCACTTAATATAGACGGATCGTCTGTTTCATATAGTTTAGGAACGGTACCTGAAGGATATTCCAACCCTTATGAAAATTATATTTTAGTTGTATCTGACGGTAATTTATTAAGACCGGCAGAGTCACTTTATTGGAAAATGTCCGATAATGAATATGTGTATGAAATTCCAAATTATAAGGTACTGCCATTTACTTTGGATCCAAGTACTATTAAGGTTTATATTAATGGGGTACAATTATCATCCTTGGATTATACGTTAAACAATTCTAATTTAACTATTGAAGTTAGAGATTTTGTTTACGAAGATGGCGCTATCTTAACATTAACCCGTTTTGAAGACACTGATTATACTATAAGTGGTAATAATATAATTTTTGACATAGCACCTACAAGCAATGTAGATGTGGTTACTTTCTTTAATCACTCAGTACAAAATATTGTTAGAAGTAGAGAATATTTTAATATAACTTCTGCGTTAGTTCCAGGAAGCACTTCTTATTACCAGTATCAGAGTATAAAAGGGGGTGCGTTAAAATTATTTAGACTAGTACAATCTGATGATTACATCTGGGTGGCTAAAAACAGGGAGTTGTTAGTTCACAGTGTAGATTATTATCTAGATGACGATCACAGAACGATTAAATTTAAAGATACATTTACAGATTCTGATGTAATTGATGTTATTTTATTCGGAGATAAAAACGTTACAAACAGCTTTGGATTTATGCAGTTCAAAGACATGCTGAATAGAACACATTATAAGAGAATAAGTAAAAACAAATCTACACGTTTAGCTAAAGATCTTAATCAGCGTGATTTGACAATAGAAGTAGAAAATGGAGCTGTACTTAGTGACCCTAACAGAGCACTAAATCTACCAGGAATTGTAGAAATAAATGGAGAACGAATAGAATATCTAACTAAAAATGTTAATGTTTTAGGACAATTACGCAGGGCAACATTAGGCACAGGTAGCCCAGCAATACATAGAGTTACATCTGTAGTATTAGATATCGGCCCAACGGAAACGATTCCGTACAACGACGAATTCATAGTTGAATCCAGCATCGGAGATAGTAATACCAAGAATATTGGATTAAGTTATGCTCCTACTAAAGTTAATACAGATTGGTATACTGAAACTATTCCTGCTAATTATGGACGTAGTGATGAACTCGAAGTGTTTGTTGGAGGGTACCGTTTAAAGAAAACTCCTTACAGCTTGTTTGATGAAACTAATCAATATCAGAATAGTCCAGAAGGAGACAATCAGTACGAAGCAGAATTTAGTGTTGATGGTACAGAACAAGTTAGGTTAACCAATGAGGTAGCTGAAAATGTTAAGATTACGGTGATAAAGAAAATAGGCAGAGTTTGGGAAGATCCTGCTCCTCCTGCTATAGTGTTTAGAAATATCCCAGTAGGTAGTGGTGGCGCAGTATTCGATGCAAATAAAAATGGATTAACTTATACGTTAACTTTACGTAAAGGCGGTATAAACTACTCTGTAGGCGATGTATTAATTATATTAGGTTCTCGTTTAGGGGGAGCCACTCCTGAAAATGATATAGTGATTACAGTAACAGACGTTTCTGACGATAGTTCTGCTAGTATTTTAGGATATACATATACCGGTATTGGAGCAAGTTCAGGATTTACCACAGTTAGTTTATTAGATTCTGATAATCCTGTGGCTAATTTCCTTAAAAATACTGAAGCAGTTTGGCCACAATACTTTGCTGATAAATATCAATATGTATTATTAACAGATACAGGCGAATCTATAACCGTAGACGGCGAAGAACCTCTGGAGCTTGATTAAATGGCAAAAATATCGGACTTAGTAAAAGTTATCAGTCCTACTGACGGGAACGTTTTACCAATTAGTGATGGGTTAACTACTAAGAAAATTAGTTTCTTAGATCTAAAAACATCTATTAATACAGTAGCTACGTCTACACAACTCGGTACAATCAAAATTGGAAACGGATTGTTAATTGACGATACCGGTAGAGTAAGTGTTCGTGATTATGACGAATTTAGTTTGCCTGCTGCAACAACCAGTCAATTAGGTGGTGTAATTATAGGCAGTGGTTTAACTGTAAATGAGTCAGGAGTACTTACTTCTGCGTATACTTTGCCCACGGCTACTCCTACAGTACTAGGTGGAATAAAAGTTGGCGAAGGTCTTACTATTTCAAACGGTATACTTTCTACAATTCCAATCAGTGTAGACGCATTTGATGATTCTGGAATAACAATTGGGAATCAAAGTGATTTCTTATTTTATATAGAAAATAGCAATACTCCTACAATTAAAGATGAAGTCAATGGTGTAATCGTTTTAAGTGTTAGAGATACTAGTATGGCAGGCAATCTTGCTGATATCAGACTATTATCACGTAGTAAAACAACTGGCCTAGGAGACGACACTGCTCCTGCTCTAGTTCCAGATTTTAGCGGTCAACCTATGAATTTAGGAGCTCCAAGTTTAAAATGGAGTAAGATCTATGCTAATAATTTTATAGGTAATGTTACCGGAACCGCAGAAAAAAGTACACAATCAGATACATTATTAGTTGGATCGAGTTATTTTCCTGCTAGTACAAGTGCTATTGCTAACACAATTATGGTTAGAGATAGTATAGGTAATATTAATGCTAATAATTTTACTGGCAACGTAACAGGCAACGTAACAGGTAATGCCACTACTGCTACACAATTACAAACATCAAGATTAATTAATGGCGAACCATTTAACGGTACTCAAGATATTACTATTTTATCGGCGAATCCATTTGCTTTAACTAGAGGAAGTTACATAACAGGCGGTTCAGCTACATATAACGGAAGTGCTGCTAGCACATGGAATATAAACGCTACTCCTACAGCAACAGCTAATACTGTTGTTGCTAGAGATACTAATGGAGATTTCTTAGCCAGCACAATTACTGCCAGCAATTTTATCGGATCGGTGACTGGAAATGTAACTGGAAGCTTATTTGGATTAGCAGATAGGACTAGTCGACTGGATGTTGCTAGAAAGATTAATGGTATAGATTTTGACGGAACGCAAGATATCCAATTGCCATCCAGCGCGGCAAAGGTAGATGAATTAGCAGGTAGCATTAAAATGTGGGGTAGTGCCACGCCACCGAGTAATTGGTTATTGTGTAATGGACAAAGTGTTAGTAAAAACACTTATCCTACATTATTTTCAAGAATTGGATATACATTTGGCGGAATTGGAGACTTTTTTAATCTTCCTAATTTAATTAATAGATTTCCAATAGGCGCCGGCGAGCTGTATACTGCTAATTCAACCGGGGGAAATAAAGATCAGATTGTTGTTGGTCACCAACATACTGCTACTGCTCAATCTATATTTACAGGCAATGTTCTACCAAATCATTCTCATCAGATGTCGGGTAGTACAAATTCAGCAGGATCTCATGCGCACGCCGGCGTACTGCAAGTTGCTGCGAATCCAGATGGTAGACGAGTTACATCGAATCGAGCAATTGGTCGTAATGCCGATGATGCTACAGGCGGAAATTTAGGAACAACTACGACCGTTGCAGGCTTGCACAGCCATACAATTGATGCTACCATCAATTCGGCCAGTTCTGGTGTACCTAGTGGAACCGTTAATACACTTGTAGCTATTTCAACAGTAGGTGCCAGCGGTACAAATGCTAACCTTCCTCCATATATTGGTGTATATTATATTATTAAAGTCAGCGACGACGGATCGGGTGGTGGCACATTACAAGCTGGTACTGGCATTGATATTCAAACAAGTGGGTCTTATACTATAATAACTGCTACTGGTGGCGGTGGTGGTGGCGCTTTTGTGCCTACATCCGGCGGCACAATGTCAGGATATTTGACGTTAAATGCTTCACCAACAAGCAGTCTTCATGCTGCAACTAAATCTTATGTTGATTCTCAGGACAATATTGTACTTTCAACTGTTAATACTAAACTTCCATTAGCAGGTGGCGCATTAACTGGACCAGTGTATCTACATGCTAAACCAGCAGCAGCACTACAAGCAGCTACAAAAAATTACGTAGATGATCAAATATCTAGTATTATTTCAAATAGAGTATCGCAGATAAAAACTTTTGTTTGGGGTGCAGGTAAGAATAGATCTGACGAACAGTGGAACAGTTTAACAAATGAATTTTCTCAAGAAATACTTTCTACAACTCCGCAAGCTGTTGGAAGAAATGGCAAATATTTTCAAATTAGTATTAGACCAACATACTCTAACAGTAAAATTATGGTTGTGCTTGATTTAACAGTCAATGCTCCTTACGTAAGCTGGTTTCAACTTAAAAGATCTATTAATGGCGGATCATTTGTAAACACAGTAGACACAACAGCTTATGGTGTTAGCGCAAATGGCGTTCAAGACTGTAATGTTGTGACATATCTTCAAGGATCTGTTTCTCCTGATTTTATGCAGCGGGTACATTTTACGTTTGCTGACCCTGATAATCTTAATACTGATGACACATACACATATCGATTGTATGCTTGTTCTAAATGGAGCAACACTGCTTATAGATTAATGTTTAACAACAGATATACTTATAACGATATGCCTAATTACAGTACAATCTACGCTATGGAATATGGATCATAATAGGATAAAAATGAACAAAACAAATATTTCAATTTCGGATGCAATTCTATCTTTGAGACCAAATGCTGAGTTTAGTATTTTTGGAAACTCGTATAATGACATAGAATGGTATTCAGAAAATATACCAAAACCCACAATTCAAGAAATCGATGCCGAACTTCAAAAATTACAGGCAGAATATGATAGAAAGTCTTATCAAAGACAGCGAGTAGACGCATATCCTAGTATAGAAGAACAATTAGATTTAATGTTTCACGGTGGATATGATTCATGGAAAGCAGCTATACAAGCAGTAAAAGATCAATATCCTAAGTAAAATACGCACTTTATACTTTTAGGTAAATATTCAAATAAAGAGAAAACTTATGCAAGGTAGAGATTTATCAGGAATACATATTGAGGGCCATATTAAAATTTATGACCCCGCCACTCAAGAAGTTTATATTAATAAACGTAATGCTATTCATTATGAAAATATGAGTATAGCTCTTGCTGAATCGATCGCTAATTCCGGACAAGGATTTATTTACGAAATGGCATTCGGTAATGGAGGAACTACTGTTGATCCTACTGGTATCATTACATATCTTACACCTAATAGTACCGGTACAAATGCTGCCTTATATAATCAAACATACACTAAAGTTGTAGATGATCGTAGTGTAAGCAATGTTGACCCTATACGTAACAAGATAGAAACAAGACATGTGACAGGTGTAAATTATACAGATGTGTTTATAACCTGCTTATTAGATTATGGCGAGCCAAACGGGCAAGAAGCATTTGATAATACTAGCGATAATAAAAGCGATTACGTATTCGATGAACTAGGCTTACGAAGCTACAGTACTACAGGAACCAGCAGATTATTAACTCACGTGGTGTTTCATCCTGTACAAAAAAGTTTAAACAGATTAATTCAGATTGATTACACTGTAAGAATACAAAGTTTAACTGGTTTAAGTGAGGTTCAATAATGGCATATCAAATTGATCATACAGATAAACCTAACAACGGTAGTATAACAGTAGAAGATCAAACGGTAAATGTTGAAAAAAGTATTGGATTTGTAGGAAAAAACTATACAGGTTACAGCAAAGTTATTGCTGAAGATTTCTTACACATACTAGAGAATTTCGCCAGTGCTACAGCGCCTAGCAATCCAGTTCAAGGACAGCTATGGTATGATTCCGAAGCTGATGTTATAGAAGAAAATAGACAACCGCAATTAAAAATTTATGATGGCACCAGTTGGGTACCAGCCGGGAATGTTGTAAAAGCATCCAGTCCTCCTATCAGCGCAGTTAAAGGAGATTTATGGACAGATACTACTAATCAACAATTATATTTGTATTCGGGATCTAACTGGGTACTAGTTGGTCCACAATTTAGTGAAGGTACACTAACTGGCCCTACAATTGAAACTATTGTTGATACAGGCAATGCTACACATTTATTGATAAATTTTTATGTTAGCAATCGAGTTATAGTAATATTCAGCAAGGATGAGTTTACTCCTAAGGCTGCTATTCCTGGATTTAGCATTGTTAAAAAAGGTATCAACATAAGTTCCATCGACGATGGCGGAAATATAACAACACTGAACAAATTATGGGGCACAGCAGAAAAAGCAGATGCTCTTGTTGTATCAGGAGAAACGATATCCTCTAGTAATTTTTTAAGATCCGATAAACCAAGCACATCTAATAATAGTCTGAGTATTCGAACAGATTTAGGACTAACGATAGGATCTGACTTAGCCACTAGTTTAACAATTGACAGTGCTGGTGCTACTGTTCTTTATAATAAAACTGAAGGCTCAAGCATCTTTATCCGAACTAATCAAGCAGGTACTGCTAAGGACGTATTAAGTATTACTGGAACTAACATTGGTATTAATAAAACTAATCCTACTGCTACATTAGATGTTTCAGGAAACATTCAGACTAATGACCAGATAATAGTAACAGGAACAACTAATGCTGTTGATTTGACAACAGGCAGTATTAAAACCGCCGGCGGCCTTAGTGTAGCAAAAAGTCTATACGTAGGATCTGGCGCTACAATTACAGGTCAGACTAATACTAACAGCATAGTACCAATCGCAACCAATACATATAATTTAGGATCTACCGCTAGTAGATACAAGACTGTATATGGTAAAGAAATATTTGCGGATACTTTTTTTGGTAGTTTTTCAGGGCAATTAGCAGGTAGCGTTTCAGGAACCTCTAGTAAATTAGCCAGTGCTACGAAATTTAAACTACAAGGTGACGTTAGTAGTAATGAAATTAATTTTAACGGTCAACAAACTAACGGCGAAGCATTCTTCAGCACTACTATAACGTCTGATCTTATTAATGCTAAAGCTGCTGTAGAAACTGCGACATCGAATACTCAGTTATTAATTAATATTCCTAGTGTTGGTTTAAGAAAAATAACTAAAACAAACTTTTTATCTAATGCTGGTGTTATGCCTGCTGGAGTCATTTTACCTTTCGCAGGTTCAACGCCACCGAACGGATTTTTATTATGTGATGGTAGTGAACAGTTAATTAGTGCTTACCCTGCGTTATTTTCAGTTATTGGAACAACTTATAACGGCTCTGCTCCTTTACAAGGCGCCTCTACATTTAGAGTACCTGATTTAAGAGGTCGATTCGCTCTTGGTGCTGATAATATGGATAACGGAACATTAGTTCCTACTTCATTAGGCACCTTTGTTAGTACAACATTAGATAAAAACGGTAATCCTGGTAGCACAGCTAATAGAGTAACTGACGTTACAGCAGATAATATTGGATCAGGCAACGGTAACGAAGAAACTACACTTACAGTATCTCAACTACCAGATCACAAACATGATTTAAGAGGTACAACTTCAACAGGCGACAAAGGTAATCAGTATTATGCTATTAGAAATACTCCTGACTCGATTACAGATATTGATGCAGTTCCGCATACAACTAATGGTCCTGATAGTTTAGCGAATGGCCAATATTTAACCAACAGTGGAGGAATCGCTAGTCCTACTATAGGACAACCTGTAAACAAGATGAATCCATACTTGACTATCAATCACATTATTTTTACCGGCACTTACATTTAAGGATTACTCAATGGCTTATCAAATTAATAAAACAGACGGTACATTGTTAACGGAGATAGTAGATAGTGCTATTGATCAAACCGCTACAGATTTAACTCTGATTGGAAAAAACGTTTCTGGTTACGGTGAGTATATTAATGAGAATTTTATTAAACTTCTGGAAAATTTCTCGTCCGAAAGTCCTCCTTCTAATCCGTTAAAAGGACAATTGTGGTATGATACTACAGAGAACAGATTAAAAGCGTATGATGGCGGTGGGTTCAGATTAGGCAGTGGTCCAATTGTATCAGGAGAAGCTCCTCTTAATCTAGTCCAAGGGGATTTATGGATAGATAGTGCGGAGAATCAGTTATATTTTTATGATGGGACAGACTTACAATTAGCTGGTCCGATATATAAAGACAGTCAAGGAATTTCTGGTGAAACAGTAGAGACGATATTTGATACAAATAATATTTCACGGACTATTGTAAAACAATGGGTAGGATCTACTTTATTAGGTATATGGAGTAAGGAAGTCCTACAATTTTTTCCTAAAAATTCAATTCCTGGGTTTAGTGGTGCTATCGGGCCTGGATTTAATGCCAGTACGTTAAACGGATTAAAATTTAATGTAACTGCTACACGAGCAAACAATTTAATTGATGATGTTGGTAATGTTATTAGTCCGAATTTTTTCATGAGGACTAACCAGTCTACTGGTACAACCGGAACAGTACAGATTACTAATACGTTGCCTTTAATTTTAGGACCCTTTAGTAATAATGAAATACTGGTAGATCAAAATAATTTCCAGATAAAATCAAACATTACTAATCAGAACTTTAGAATTTCTGTTAAAAATAGTATCACTACCGCCGATGCGATTACTATAAATGCTGCTTCCAACAATATTGGAATATATCAATCTACTCCTGCTTATACATTAGATGTTGGAGGCAGTGTAAGAATTACTGGAAATCTGTTAGTTGAAGGAGCCACTACTTCTATAGATAGTGTGAACCTTACTATACAAGACCATATAATAGAGTTGGCAGCAGCTACTGACAGTACTTCTTCTGACAGCTATGCTGATCAAGGCGGTATCGTACTTAAAGGCACCACAGATCACAGTATTATATGGAATAAAGCACCAGCTAGTGCCTGGAGAAGTAGTGAAAATTGGGATCTAGACTCTGGTAGGGAGTATCGAATAAATGGTGTAAAAGTAATCGATGGTACCTCTTTAGGATCGTCAATTACTTCTGCCCCCGGTATTACTTCCTTGAGTGGGTTAACAACACTCACAGTTGACGACATTACTCTAAATGGAAATACTATAAGCACACTGCCTAGTTCAGTTCAAGATTTAGTGTTAAGTCCAGACGGTTCAGCTAATGTAAGTGTAGCAAACTCTAGAATTGTCAATGTAAGCGCACCTACAGATCCTACAGATGCTGTTAATTTAGTTACACTAGAATCTGTAGTCAGTACAAAGCCTCTTGCTTTAAGCATGGACTGCACTGGGTTATCTGATCCTGGCATCGCTTTGGTGTTAGATGAAATAGCACCATATCCTGATTTTGGAGAAGGCACTATAGCCAGAGTTCATTGTACATATCAAGTAATTACATATCCTTCGGCATCATTCTCATCTACTACTGGGCCATTAAATACATCCGGAGATTTTGTAAAATATTATATCTCGGTAGATAATAGTGCTAATATTGGAGCGAAACCAAATGAGCCAGTGTTACAAGATTTTGACATAGCAAATAGTATAGATTTAGGTAGTGCAACAGTTCAAGTAACAAGAATAACTAAAGAATTTCAGATATCAAGCGGAGTATGGGTGTGGACTGCTGATTTAAGCGGCCCAGTAACAACACCATAAACAAATAAATATATAGAGTTAAGGGGTAATTAGATGCCATATAGCATTGACAGATTTAATGGTACAACATTGACAGTAATAGAAGATGGTACCATTGATACTACATTAGATATTAAATTAATTGGCAAAAATTATGCCGGTTACGGAGAAGTGCAGAATGAAAACTTTTTGCACATGTTGGAAAGTTTTTCAGGAACAAGTCCACCGCCTAGACCAATAAGTGGTCAAATATGGTTTGATAGTGGTACTAAAAAGTTGAAATTTTACGATGCTGTACGCTGGCGAACAACAGGCGGAGCAGAAGTATCAACGTTTGCTCCTTCCGGATTAACAACAGGCGACTTCTGGTGGGATTCTGCCAATGATCAATTATACGCTAACAAGAATGGAACTGAATTTATTTTAATTGGCCCACAAGGCGTAGCAGGTTTTGCATTCACTGGAATGAAGTCTAGGGGTCTTAAAGATCTTGGCAATGTTAGTCACGGTGTGATTGAAGGTATAGCAGACGGTGATGTAGTATGTATTATAAATTCTGACCCAGAATTTACCCTTGATCCTGCTTTTGATTCACATCAGGTTGAATTAACCGCTCTAGGTTTTGGAAAAATTAAAACTGGTATCACTATGGCTAATACTGGTGATTCAGGTATCACTTCATCTGCTCACAGATTCTGGGGTACAGCTAGTAATGCCTTAAAATTAAATGGCGAATCGGCTGCAAATTATGTAAAGGCAGACACTGCTCAATTTACAGCAGTAGCAAAATTTGCGGATCCTGGATTAAATGTAGGAGCGAGTGACGACCTAAGTATTTTAATCGACGTGGACGGTGTTACACCAATTATTAAAAATAATTTATCTAATACAATTAAATTTCAAACTCAAAGTGCTGGTATCAAAACTCCATTGACTTTAGTTGGTAATGATATATTGCCCGGAGCCAATGTTGTATCGAATATTGGTAGTGACATATTAAAATATAATACAGTATTTGCTTTGACTTTTAACGGTACTGCTACACAATCTAGTACTTTAGATGTCGGTGGAACTTTTAGAGCAGCATCAACAGCAGCTAGTCCTAACACTATAGCTGCAAGAGATTCATCAGGTAATCTAACTGCTATATTATTTCAAGGAACAGCTACATCTGCTTATTTTGCTGACTTAGCAGAAAAATATCTAGCAGACACGCAATATGATGTAGGAACAGTAGTATGTATTGGCGGATCGCACGAAGTTACCGCAGCCACATACGGTAATAGAGCTATCGGTATTGTGTCAGGTAAGCCAGGATTTATAATGAATTCGCATCTTGAGGGCGGAACACTAGTGGCATTAAAAGGTCGTGTGCCTGTGAAAGTACAAGGCACAGTTAAGAAAGGCGATAAATTAGTTCCAGCACAAAATATGTTTGGATCTGCATCAAGTGCTAATGACTCTGATACAGATTACTTTGCTATAGCTCTTCAAGATCATCAGTCTGGTGCGGGTGTTATTGAATGTTTAGTCCTGTAACGGAAATACTATGTCAACCAATATAACCGCATCCACGTACAACAATCTAAGAGACAGACTTAACCTAGTTTTGGGTGTAGGTTCTACTGGTTATGGACAGAATTTAGCAAGTACAGTAGTACAATCTGGTCAAACTTTTACAAATGCTATGTGGAACAACTTACGGTCAGACATGCTGAAAGCTAGACAGCATCAAACTGGTGTTGACGAAAGCAGCAATCTTACTACAGTAACTACTTCAACACAGATTACTTCGTCTCTTATTGCTCAATATGATAATTTTGTAACTTTAATAACAACCAATCAGCGTGTTTGCGCATCTAATCAAGCAACAGTCGAAACAATGTCTGCGGCGGTAAGATCCTTAGCATGGAATGGAGTAATAGCACATAGTTTAACATTAAGTTTTACAGACACACTAAGGGCTAGATATTTTTTTAATGCTGGAGGCCAAATAAGATTTACTGCGTCTAGAACTGGAGCAGCAGCAACTACTAAAGATACCGATTGGACTAATGTATTAAGTAGTATGGGTACTATCAGAATGGATCATAATTCAACAGCATTCTTAGCTGGAGGAAGTGGTTCAGGTAGTGCTAGGGGATTTTATAATTTAACTGTTGCTTCGCAACAGATATATAGCAAAGGCTCAAGCGTTTATGCGTATACTGAAAATGATTACAATATCGCAGCAGGTGTGAATAATTCTACAACTCCTTCTAATATTATTTTAAGAATTGAATTTAGAGATGACGACACAGGCAATCAACCTCAGCCTCCTCCAGGACCTCCTCCGTTCGGCCCAAAAGTTGACGAAACAGTTACAGGAACATTCACTAGTACAGTGTTTATTTTTAGACCTTCTGGATCAAACGTGTCTGTAGTAGCTCCGACAGTTCAGGGTGTTGGTACAAATACTATAGTTTAAGGATATGCTATGACAATAGCTGTTGGCAGCAAAATCCAGGCAAGTGATTACAATCTCATTTATGATAAAATTAATGCGGTAATGGGAACTAATTCTGATGGCTATGGACAAGCTCTATCTAGCTCAACACAAGCGACCAACGGTGATATCTCAGTAGCCATATGGAATAGTTTAAGAAATGATTTAATAAAAGCAAGATATCATCAAACAGGAGTAGATCCATCTGGTAGTCTTAATATTATTTCATCAGCAGATAAAATTACTTATACAGTGTGGAATCAAGCAAATGTATTTGCTGATACAGTAACAACAAACAAACGAGTTGTAGCAGCCAATCAAGGAAGTTCAGAATCTTTAACATCAGTAACTAGAAGTACTGCCTGGTCAGTAAGTTTAACTCATACAGTTACTATTGAGTTTACAACAAATACCAACGCAAGATATTTCTTTAATTCGGGTGGTGATATCAGAATACGAGCTTATCGATCTGGCACAGCCGCTACTTCTAAAGATACTGAATGGAGTACCATGTTAGGTAATAATTCTACCTTAAACGGGCAAGGCACTATATATATGAATTATACATTAACAGATACTGTAGCAGGGAGTTATGATACATCACCATCTGATCAAAGAGGAACTGGTAGTGCTATTGGATTTTATGATTTAACTACAACAAATCAGCAAATTTATATAAAAAATGCGCCTTCTGGCGCATACTCAGAAAATTATTATCAAATACAAGCTAGGGTAAATGTATCACCAAATCCAACTCAAGTTATAATTACAGTTAATTTTGTTGACGCAGATACCGGCGGCCCGGCACTTCCACCTGGTCCTGGATCAAGCCCAGGACAACCACCGGGGCCTGTAGTAGACGAAACAGTTACCGGAGATACAGGTAGTGTGATAACCATGTTTAGACCCTCTGGTGCTAATGTATCAGTTACAGGCCCGACCGCTTCTGGTTCTCTGACAGGCTCATAATCTAGCTCACTGTCCAAAAAAAAGCATAATTATAGTATACTATTGTAATTATGGAGTTTTTGTGGATCAAAATATTGAAAAAGCATTTGAAGTAAGTAATCTAATGGTCACAGTGGCCAATCAAAAACGTGCTCTAAAAGAAGAATACGAGCAATCTCTTCTCTACTTTGAATATGGTGGTATTTTCAAGGCAGATAACAACACTATAACTTATATAAAAACTATAAAAGATTTGACTAAGGAAAAAAGGATAGTAATAGTTGATACTAATCTGACGCCAGTGCTTGTATTAGATATTGACAAATTTTTAGAATCCTTGCTAGACAGACATTTCCAAGCAAACAATTCTTATTTTGCCAAGTTTGATCTACTTAAGAAAAGTAGAAATATTAAAAATATACTAGATCTATGAGCAAGGGAATATTATTATTTGCTTTGAATTCAGAAATGAATTATGTTAAGTTAGCGGTAAGACTAACCGAACGTATTAAGTATTATCTTGATTTACCTGTGACTATCGTAACTAATAGTGATGAATATCTACTCAAGAATTTTACTTCAAGTTCTGAATTATTTGATCGTGTTATTAAGAAAGACGATGATACTACTCAAACGAAGAAATTTAGCGACGGTTATGGAGTTTCAGAAAGGTATGTATGGAAAAACTCTAATAGAGCAAGTGCTTTTGACATAAGCCCGTATGATCAGACGTTAGTGATGGATGTTGATTATGTAATTAATTCTAATTTTTTACTTAATGTGTTCGATCAAAATAAAGATTTTTTATGTTTTAAAGATTCTTATGATTTGGCAGGATGGAGAAATACAGCAGAGTTTGAATATATTAATCAGTATTCCATACCTTTTTATTGGGCAACTGTGTTCTATTTTACAAAGACTAAACTAAACGAGTTGTTTTTTAGATTGGTAGAGTATATTAGAGATAATTGGGAGTATTACAGATTACTTTATCAAATTAATGACAAGAAATACAGAAATGATTATGCCTTCAGTATAGCAATTCATATTTTAAATGGAACCGACTGTAATCTATTTTCTGATACGATTCCTGGAAAGATGTATTATACATTAGATAAAGATATTCTTGTGAAAATAAAGAATAACTCGATGTCTTTTTTAGTTGAAAAAGAAAGAATGTTAGGAGAATTTACCGGAATCAAAATTAATGATTTAGATGTACATGTTATGAATAAGTTTAGTTTGTTAAGGGCATACGATGAGTAATAGAGGACATTTATTTTTTGCTCAGAATTCTGGAGTAGATTATGTAACACAAGCATATATCGCTGCTTTAATGATTAAAAAATTTAACAAATATAATAAAACCTGTCTAGTTACTAATGATACAGTACCGATGAAATATTTGAAAGCATTTGATAAGATAGAAACTATTCCATGGTCAGATGATGCTGCTCAAAGTGACTGGAAAATAGAAAATCGTTGGAAACTAATACATGTCAGTCCTTTTGATGAAACATTAGTATACGATACTGACATGTTATTATTGTCTTCAAATGATCATTGGTGGGATTATTTAAAGAGCCAAAGTGTTTCACTTACAAGCAAAGTTGTAAATTATAAAAATAATATTATTCAAGATACAGTTTACAGAAAAACTTTTATTGATAATACCTTACCTAATGTATATTTTGGTCTTCATTTCTTTAAGAAAAATAGAAGAGCTTATGAATTTTATAAATGGTTGGAAATTATTGTTAAAAATTGGAGATTGTTTTATAATGAACACACTCTGAATAATACACAAAAATTTTGTAGTATGGATGTCACGGCTGCTATAGCAACAAAAATAATGAATGCTGAAGAAGAATTTTCCACAGCTAACCCGTTGACATTCGTACATATGAAATCAGCAATACAAGGATGGTACCCAGCTCCTGCTACATGGCAGTCTGCTGTAAGTGTACACTTAAATCACAAATTAGAACTTAGAATTAATAATTTCCTTCAGCAAGGTGTATTTCATTATACAGAAGATAATTTTTTAACAGAAAACATTTTTAACACAGTAGAGGCAAGTTGTGGGATTTAAATTTTTTGTATATCATGATGAAGAAGGAAACATAACATCTATTACCAATGAAAAAAGATCTACTGGAGAGTATATTGAAGCAGAAGAGTCTGAGATATCAGATTTTCTAAATGGTGTAAAAGATTTTACCAAATTTAAAATTAATAGTTTATCATCTGGGTCAAAACAGATCAAATTAACACACGATTCCTCTGCTCTTGTATACAAGGACTTTTATATTGTTAGTAATAGTATCGAAAATGAACAAGTTATTATTACTCATAATAACAAAACTAAATCCTGGAATATAAAATTAAATGACGATGCACAACTGTTAAACTTTAGTTTTTACGTATGTAGAAAGGATAATTTAAATTTTTTAATTAGAGAAGTAACAGTGCCTCCTAAAAAAACTTTTTCGATACCGTTCTCTTATGTAGTCGAACAACAATCAGACGAACTAATTGTATTAGCAAAAAGAGTTCATGAATCTTATGGAATAAATTATGTATAAAGTCAAAGTAGCAGATTGTGATGTGGTATATTTAAGTTATGATGAACCTAACGCAGAACAAAATTACTCTGATTTATTGACTAAAATACCTTGGGCTAAACGTGTACACGGAGTCGAGGGCAGTGATAGTGCCCATAAGGCCTGTGCTAGATTAGCAGATACAGAACGAGTCGTTATCATCGATGGTGATAATATAGTTAGACCTGATTTAATTAACCAAGAAGTAGAGTTTTATAACGATGCCAATACTAATTGTGTGATTAGTTGGGGAGCAAGAAATATCATTAATGGTCTAGTTTATGGCAATGGCGGTGTAAAATGTTGGCCAACAGATTTGATACTTGATATGCGAACACATGAAAATGCCGAAGATACTAATACTAAGACACAAGTAGATTTTTGTTGGGATATAAATTATATCCAAATGGATACATGTATGAGCGACGTATACAATAACGGTAGTCCACAACAAGCATGGAGAGCAGGGTTTCGAGAAGGAGTGAAAATGAGTTTATTAGAAGGATCTAAACCTGTTAATGATAGACCATTTGATAGACAAATACATTGGAAAAATTTACATAGATTGTTGATCTGGATGACAGCAGGTTCTGAAATCACAAACGGACTATACGCTATATTAGGAGCAAGACAAGGGTGTTACAAAACAAATTGTACAGATTGGGATTTCACTAATGTTAGAGATTTTAAGTATCTGAATAATCTGTATGAGGAAATTGTATCTGAAGTAAACTTAGATAAAGACATAACACGTTTAGGAATTGAAATTACATCTCGATTAAAGATTCCTTGCCCTGCCCCATTTACTTCGGATCAGAGTATATTTTTTAAAACAGTGTATACGAATCCTCCTCGTATGAAAAATAAATCGGTTGTATCCTAATGTACGATATCGCATTTATAAGCTACAAAGAACCCAATGCTGATAAAAATTGGGAGAATTTAACTAGTAGATTTCCTTGGGCAAAACGTATTAGTCGTGTACGAGGAATACATATGGCGCACATCGCTGCCGCCAGCAAATGTTTTACAAACATGTTTTGGGTAGTAGATGGTGATGCTGAAGTTTTAGAAAGTTTTGATTTTAGTTTTACTACGAAAGAAACTAATTTCGTACATGTGTGGCGTAGTCGTAATCCTGTTAATGATTTAGAATACGGATATGGAGGTGTAAAATTACTTCCAAGATTAGCTACACTTAATATGGATACTACTAAGCCTGATATGACTACTAGTATTAGTCAACACTTCAGGCCAATGCCCGAAGTTAGTAATATTACTGCTTTTAATACAGATCCTTTCAGTGCGTGGAGAAGTGCCTTTAGAGAATGTTGTAAATTATCAAGTAAAGTGATTGATAGACAGAAAACAGACGAGACAGACCATCGATTGTTATCGTGGAAAATTAAAGGATTAGATAGACCATATGGTGAATATGCGATTCAAGGTGCCAAGGAAGGCGAAGAGTATGGTAAATTTTACAGCGGAAATTTAGAAGCACTGTCTAAGATTAATGATTTTGGCTGGCTGAAAGAACGATTCGAAAGGAATTCTAATGGAAGAAATTGATAAGAGTGCGATATCTTGGTTACATGGATTACAAGAATTTTTTAAATTTCAAAACGATGAAATTTCCAGCAATTATGTAGATTTTATTTTAAAACTACTGTATGCTAATAATCCCGCTATCACAATAACAGAAGAAGCTGATATCGTAGAATTTATTGGTACATTAAGAAAGTTTGCTGACAATAATATTTTTAACGCTTTTCACAAATATTATAGAGAAGAGCACAATCCTAAGCATTTACAAGATGCGTTCAGTAGAGGGCAAGTTCAGAGTAAAATTTGGTTAGCACACGAATTACAAAAGATTCGAACAGAGCACAAGAATGTTTTAATTTTAGCAGGGTGGTATGGACAATTGCTTCAGTATTTTAAAGAAATAAAATTTGATAAAGTAAGAATAGTAGACATGGATAAGGAAGCTTGTTTAATTAGCGACGATATTTTCAACTTACATTTAATTGAAAATTATAGAGTTAAGGCCATATGTGCTGATATAAACAATATTATCATTCGTAAATCTGGATATATGCTTAATGTTGAAAACTTTAAGAATCTAGAAGCAAAGATTTTTAGTGAAAACTTTATGCCGGATCTTATTGTTAATACATCTGCTGAACATATGAGCGAGAAATGGTTCAATGATATACGTTTTAAGGATTTTGAAACTAAACCTCTTGTAGTAATCCAAAGTAATAATTTATTCGATGTAGAAGAGCATATTAATTGTGTTCACAGTATCGATCATATGAAAAAAAATTATCCTATGAGTGAAATTTTCTATGAAGGAGAATTACAGCTAAAAGGGTACAAACGCATAATGCTTATTGGATTACCATGATAGATTTAGATCAGTTAGATCTTAGAACTTTACAAAAGGAATGTGCCCGTGCTGTTGCTACTATGGAAGCAACTAATAATAACATTTATAAGTTTAATAAACAAGCACACCATAATAGTCAAAACTGGTATAAAGCAGTGATTAAATGGTATATTGAACAGCATGGAGATTTACCAAGCCGTGTTGGACCAGGAGTAGCTGTTAAATTTGTAATGGATTATTAATGGAAGAAGTTGACTTATCTACTATCGCTCATAGAGAACTAGAAGGGTATATGATATCAAAGAAAATTGGCATGCGACAATATGTATAGATATAACGAAATACAAACAGTTCATTTAGAAATGACAGATAATTGTAATGCTGCCTGTCCTATGTGTGCAAGAAATATAAATGGTGGCGAAGATAATCCACAGTTGCCAAAAACTGAACTAAGCCTGGATCATTGTAAAACTATATTTGAGCCCAAGTTTATCGCACAATTAAAACGCATGTATATGTGTGGTAACTATGGAGATCCTATTGCTGCTCAAGATACACTAGAAGTATTTGATTATTTTAGACAACATAATACTAAAATGAATCTTAGTATGTACACTAATGGCAGTGCTAAAAAGACTGATTGGTGGAAACAATTAGCTCAGGTATTAGGAAAAAACAGTTATGTAGTGTTCAGTATAGATGGGTTAGAAGACACTAATCATTTATATAGACAAAATACTGTATGGTCTAAGATAATGGAAAATGCTCAAGCATTTATTGATGCAGGTGGCAACGCCCGCTGGGATTATATTGTGTTCGCCCATAATGAACATCAAGTAGATCAAGCAGATGCTCTCAGTAAAAAAATGGGTTTTACAAAATTTCAGTATAAAAAGAGTGCAAGATTTTTTAGTAATGTTAGTGGTACTACGAAAGAGATACATCAAGCAACTAATCGTAAGGGTGTGGCTACTACTTTGTTACAGTCTCCTACAGATCCTAAGTATAGAAATAGTACTTTACAGGAGTTAAGTAAAATTGCTAGTGATAATGTTACCGAAGTGAAATTTTTGCCTAGTACTGCTAAAGACGCTGAATTACTACTAGGTAAACAGGTGTTTAGTTTCGATTTTAATAAAAAGAAAGAAATGGAAAAATATTGGGATTCGGTAGAAATTAAATGCAAAGTAGCAGAAGAAAAGTCAGTTTATATTAGCGCAGAAGGCATAGTTCAACCTTGTTGTTGGACAGCAGGTCAAATGTATGTGTGGTATTGGGAACCGTTAGGCGGCCAAATTTGGAAAGCAATTAATGAAGTGGGTAAAGATAATTTAAACGCCAAATATCACAGATTAGAAGATATAATTGACGGACGTTATTTTACTGAAGTTGTTCCAGAAAGTTGGAAAAAATCAAGTTGTGCTGATGGGAAATTAGCTGTCTGTGCTAAAACCTGCGGTGCTAAATATGATGCCTTTAGTGCCCAGTTCAAATGAATATAGATAATATTAAAAAAGTAGAATTAGAAATTACCAGTAATTGTAATGCTGCTTGTCCTGGTTGCGCACGAACACAAAATTCTGATATCTTAGAAATACATAGTTTTGGATTAGAAGACCTAGTACGGATGTTCCCTACTCCAAGACATATACAAGGTAAAGAATTTAAATTCTGCGGTGTATTAGGCGATCCTATTGCTAATAAAGAATGTTATGATATGATAGAATATCTAGTTAGTAATAATGGGTATTGTCAAATTAGCACTAATGGTGGATTAAATTCAACAATCTGGTGGAGTAAACTAGGAGAGCTAAGTAAGAAAACTAATTTAGTCGATGTTAATTTCTGTGTTGATGGACATAAGGAAACTAACCATATCTATCGAGTTAATACACTGTTCAGTGTTATAGAAAAGAATATGGCAGCTTATTCCCAGGCACAAGGACAAGCTACGTGGATTTACATAGTATTTGATCATAACGAGCACGAATTAACAACAGCACAGCATCATGCTGAACAATTAGGTTTCAAATTTGCCACAAGAACAGGTATGAGAAATAGTTATCATAACTGGGTAGCAGAAATTAGAAATAAAGATAAAACCAAAGAACAAGTGGTAATTACTACAACAGGTAGTAAAGAACATAGTAAGAAAAATTTAGTAAAAGATCTAGATAAGTTTATTTCAACGTATAATAAAGGAATGTTTATGCTTCCTATAGTTGATAAAAAGCAAGAAATACTGAATTCAATTACTTGTAAGTTAGTTCACGAAGGCGAAATCTTTATTGCTAGTAATCAAACCATGTGGCCCTGTTGTTTTTTATGGGATAGCATGTTTAAAAATAAAGAAAGTATTGTAGAAAAATTAAATGAATACAGCGAAGGATGGAACAGTTTACGCAATTACACTATTGATGAAGTGTTAGCTCATCCGTGGTTTGATCATATACTCGCTGAAAGTTGGAATCCCGCTCACGCTAAACATTTTATAAGATGTATTAGAACTTGCGCATATAACAAAGCATATCAAAATGAAATCAATTATGTCAATAAAGAAACTACCTAGCAAAACATTTTGTATTTTACCTTGGGTACATTTAAGCACACGGCCAGACGGCAGTATGCGAGTATGTTGTACAGCCAATGCTAGTAGCGTAGGTCCTACTAACGATAAACAGCATGGAGGGATGGTAGGAGTATTAAAAACAGATGAAGGAAAGCCCAGTAATCTGAATGTCAGTGATTTCTTAAGTAGTTGGAATAGCGATTACATGCGTAATGTTCGTAAACAGATGCTGAATGGTGAGCAGCCTCCAAGTTGTACTAAGTGCTACAAAGAAGAAGCCGCAGGGCACAATAGTAAACGGATGTGGGAAACTGCTTATTGGGCTGATCGTGTTGATCTGGACAAGCTAATTGCTGACACTGCTGAAGATGGATCTGTACCACCCCAATTAAATTATATTGATTTGCGGTTTGGAACTAAATGCCAACTCGCTTGTGTTATGTGTAGTCCTCATGATAGTTCAGGATGGATTAAAGATTGGCAAGCAATATATCCTCAGATACAAAATAGCAGCTTAAAGGAAACATCTCAATGGTCAAATAAAGGCAGCACTAATGGCAGTAGTTATAATTGGCACAAAAATAATCCTGTGTTTTGGAAACAGTTCAATGAACAAATTCCTAATATGCAACAGTTATACTTTGCCGGTGGAGAGAGCTTAATTATCGAAGAGCATTACGAAATATTGGAGGAAGCAATAAGGCAAGGACATGCTAAGAATTTAGAATTGCGTTATAATAGTAATGGAGTAGAATGGCGTGATGATCTGTTTGAATTGTGGAAAGAATTTAAATTAGTGCGTTTTCACTATAGTGTGGACAGTATTGAAGAAATGAACAGCTATATTCGTTACCCAAGCGAATGGGAAAGAACACATGAAGTATTTCATATATTAGATAAAGCAACACCACCGAATACAGAAATTACTGTTGCTTGTGCCGTTCAGGCGTTAAACGTATATTATTTGCCAGACTTTTTAAAATGGAAGCTTAATCAAAATTTTAAAAAAGTAAACATGTGGCCACTAGGCGCAGGGGGAATTAACTATCACTTTGTGTATCATCCTCCGCACCTAAATGTTAAAGTTCTTCCAAAATGGTTCAAAGAAAAATGTAGACAAAAATATGAAGAATTTTATCCATGGTGGGAAGCTAATTGGCAGAAAGGTATTCCTGCTTCTAAAACAGATCAAGTAACTTATGATATGTGGCGTGATGCTAGTTACGGTATTAATAGATTAGAAGGTATGCTACAATTTATGGAAAGCGAAGATTGGAGCATACGATTGCCCGAACTAAAAGAATATATTCAGTTGATTGATAATCAAAGGGGATTAAACTTTGCTGAAACATTTCCTGAAATGAAGGATATTTTCGATGAGTAAAAAAATAGCCTGTTGGTACACATTAGGTGGACTAAATTATAAAAATGGATTTGCTACTTCTTGTCCGCAGCAAAGCGATAAACTCCATATTATGGAAGGCACTCAGATAATTAAACCTTCTGAAATTATCAATTCAGAAGGATTCAGGAAACATCGATTAGATATGATGTCCGGTAAATGGAGTCCTGGGTGCCACTTATGTAAAAATGTAGAAGAAGCTAAAGCAGGTAATAGTATGCGTATGGACTACCCAGTAGACGAAACTAATTACGATGATTTAACTGGTGCGATAGATTTTAACGGACTTACTCATGTAGAGTTTAGATTTAGTAACGCCTGTAATATGGCATGCCTGCACTGTAGTGAAGTGTTTAGTAGCGGCTGGATGGCAAAACTCAAACACTATGAACCTGACAAAGATGATTGGAATCACAGACTTATACAATTGACCAAAACTATGCATCGTGCCGGATTTAACGACACGTTAAGCATAGATATGAGTCTCGAAGACATGTATAAGATTGTAGACGATTTGAACACGAATTTTCTTAATCTACAAAAAATCGACTTTACTGGTGGCGAAGTATTATATCAGAAACAGTTTATACCTTGTCTAAAAGCATTAGCTAAACATCCACATGCTGAAAACATACACATTAGTTTCCATACTAATTTTAATGCTAAATTTGATCCAGAAGAGTTATCAAAAGCACTTGAACCTTTTCGATATGTGACTATCATGATGAGCATTGATTCTGGAACTAACATTTATAGTTATTTTAGAACAGGTGATTGGAACGTGTTAACAGACAACATTAGAAGATTTAAAATAGCAAACACGAGTAAAAACGTTGATCTTAATGTTGTCTGTACAACCAGTGTTTATCAAATGATGGATATTGAAAATGTATTTGAAAGTTTTTTAAATTTAGATATAGACTGGATTGATAGTTCTATTGTTTATACTCCAGATTATCTAAATCCTGCTATTTTAATGTTTGATTATAAAGATTATGTTATTCAGGATATTAAAAATACATACAGTATGATTGATAGAGTGAAACAAGAACGTATGGATAATTTTGAAGAAAGTCAAAAAATGCGTACTTGGCGTAAAGGTAAGGAGATATTTCAAGATATAGAAAGTGCTTATAGAGCATTAAAAGGCATTGAGGACTATGTGATAAATCATAAACCGCAATATAAACACTGGGAAGCCTTTATGGTATATGTTAGAAAAACAGATGAAATATGGCAACAAGATTTTAATACTCATTTTGAAAATTACAAATTTTTAGATTATAAAGTTCTAAGAAAGGAGATGTTATGAAATTTAGAGATAACAACGCAATTTATGAACAGTTAGATACTAACAGTGGAATAGAACTATTTAGATTTAACGGGTTGGACATTCCATTCAATCCAACTTGGAGAAAGATAGGTATCAATCTTAGTGGGGGTGCTGATAGTAGTTGCCTACTAACATTATTATGTAATATTATTACAAGGAATAAATTACGTTGTGTAATACATGTGATTAGTCATGTTCGTTGTTATAACACTAGACCTTGGCAAGGACCAATCGCGCTTGATGTCTTTGAAAAATTTGTTAAAGATTATTATCCTAGTATTCATTTTATAAGACACACTAATTTTATACCACCAGAATTAGAATGGGGAGCCATTGGTCCTATAACACATGATGAAGACGGTCGCCCTAGAAGTGGTGATCAAATCTGTGTCGGAAGTTTTAACAACTATATTATACATAAAGAAAAATTAGACGTAGTTTATAATGCTACTAGTGCCAATCCTCAAGGAAGTAATTGGGTCGGAGGAATGGCTAATAGGGAAAAGCCTGCTAGTGAAGGCGTTCTTAAAGATTTAGTAATGAGCAAAGAAGGACACACAATTTGTCATCCTTTTAGATTCGTAGATAAGTCTTATATTTTGGCTCAGTATCATTTATTTGACAAACTTGATCTTTATAATATGACACGCAGTTGTGAAGGCGATATTAACGATCCAAAAATTAAAGAAATAGTACCGACGCTGCAAGCCTATGATTCAGTTGACCATACGGTAGATACTTTACCTAAGTGTGGGCATTGCTGGTGGTGTAAAGAAAGAGATTGGGCGGAAAGTGTAGTCGATCAAGTAGTGGAAGAATTAAGAAATGCTTGATACATTCTGTCCTATTCCTTGGATATTTCAAGCAGTAAGAGCCAACGGAGATATCCGTGTTTGTTGTCAGGCTAACGTGACTAAGAATCAAGGAGTAATCAGAAAGCTAGATGGTTCAGCTTATAATGCTGGGCAAGATACATTAGAAGATAGCAGAAACGCAGAGATGATGAAAGCAATTCGTCTTAACATGCTGAACGGTGTGTGGAGTGAAGAATGCGGCCGTTGTAAAAAAGAAGAGGAAACTGGGTTAGTGAGTCGTAGGACTTATGAAAATCAACAATGGAAATTTACTATAGATGAAGCACGAGCTAAGACAGCAGAAGATGGTAGTATAGCAGATGTTCCTATCATTTATTATGATTTAAGATTTGGTAATTTTTGTAATTTAAAATGTCGTATGTGTGGCCCAACAGATAGTAGTGCTTGGTACGATGATTGGATTAAACTCACAGGCAGCAACAAATTTAAAGACACATCAGGAGAAGTATCTATACTAGAAAATTCTAAAGGATACTATGCCACAGAGTTTGATTGGCCTAACTATGAACCATTTTGGCAGCAACTGGAGTCAAACGCACATAACATTCAGCATGTATATTTTGCTGGCGGTGAACCTATGCTTATAGAACGTCACTACGATTTTTTGGAAAGATGTATTGAACAAAATGTTGCTAAAAATATAATTATTGAGTATAATACTAATATGAGTACCTTACCCGCTCGAGTGACTAACTTATGGAAAAGTTTTAAACAAGTTCGAGTTGGCGCGAGTGTAGACGGAATGGATAAGATGCAGGAATATCAACGTTATCCTGCTAAATGGCAAAAGACTTTAGATAATTTGCGCAAAGTCGATGAACTACCTGATAATATTATTGCTTGGTTAGCCTTTACTGTTACTGCTTACAATATTAATCATATGATTGATTTTATGAAATGGAAGTTACAATTAAGTGGATTTAAAAAAATTAATAGTACAAATAGAAGACCAATAATCACACATCATGTCGCTCATCATCCTAAACATTTAAATGTCAGAGTGTTGCCCGACGAATATAAAAAAGAGCTTACTGAAAAATTTTATGAATTTTTAGAATGGGTTAAAAATAACCACCCAAGTGTTATTATACAAGCTACAGATATAGTAAATGGTGTAGTGAATTATATGAATAGCGAAAGTTATTACAAAGAATATTGGAACGAGTTTTTAAGTTATACTAAAAAATTAGATGATATTAGACAAGAAAGTATAGCTGATGTAGAACCAAAGTTTAAGGAATACATAAAGTGAGTTTTGATACAGTAGATTTGTTAGACGGCAATGTATTCCAAGTTACCTGGGATTTAGGACGTAGATGTAACTATGATTGTAGTTATTGTCCTAGTCACAGACATGATAATTTTAGTCCCCATGCTAGTTTGGAAACATTAAAAGCAAATGTAGATTTTTTGTACAAGTATATTGATTTGTATATGAATCATAGACACTTCAAAGAAACTAGTATTAGTTTTACTGGCGGAGAGCCTACTGTTAATCCTAATTTCATCCCATTCATAAAATACCTAAAAGAACAATATCAAGAAAAATACCAAAGTAAGTGGAGAGCGGGATTTGCTTTGACAAGTAACGGTGCGATGAGTTCCAAAATGGCTGACTCTGTTATGGAGCATATGGATCATATTACTATCAGTTATCATACTGAAGCAGATAATAAACTGAAAAAACAAGTAGTTGATCGTATCGAACAGTTTAGCAAGTATGGATCAGAACGAAATTGTACTATAAGCATCAATGTGATGTTTCACGCAGGATATTTTGAAGAGTGTCAAGATCTTTGTGCTTATTTTGATGCCAACGGTATTAAATATGTTCCCCGTGTTATAGGCGAAGAGCCCGACAGTCGTAGTAATTTTGCTCATCAATATTCGGAGCATCAACTAATATGGATGAAGGATTACTGGAAGAATAACACAGATAAGATTAATAATCCTAGTGTGGAAGAAGTACGACAAAATACAGATTTTGGAATCAGTGCTGCTACAGAAGATAGTTCAACACCACAGAAACAATTAGGATTAACAATTGGACGTCCTTGTTGTGGTAGTCGTACTATGTGTTTAAGTAATCAAAGTGAAAGTCGTAAGAGTAAGTTTGTAGATCTAAGAGAATTTAAAGGATGGCACTGTAGCGTTAACTGGTTCTTTATGCATATTGAACAACAAACAGACAGTGTATTTCATCATCAAACTTGCCAAGCACAGTTCGGACAAACACGAGGCCCTATTGGTAAGTTAAGCGAAAGCGATAAGATTTTAGAAAATTTAGAACGTAATTTACGTGAACAAACTATGCCTACAATCATTTGTCCTAAACATACATGTGGATGCGGCCTATGTGCTCCTAAGAGTAAATTTGAGGAAAAGTATAAAACTGTGTTGTTTAATCATGTTGACAAAACTGTTTTTAAAAATACATTGCTAAATGAAAAACAGTAACACATATTGTCTTCAACCCTTTAGGGAAATAACTATAAAAGATTTCACCGGCGACAAGCTAAAAACATTCTGGCCTTGTTGTATGATGGCTAATCAAATTACGGAAAATCGAGACACCAATGTTTTAGAAATTAAAAATGCTAATGAGCTAACTCCGCAAGAAATGTATGATCATCCGAGGATGGTATTATTAAGAAACAATTTGCTGAATGGTATTAAAGATTCTGCTTGTGAAGTTTGCTGGCACCAAGAAGAAAGAGGTCTCAAATCGTTTAGGCAATTTAATAATGAAAATTCAAGCGTTCACTCCGACGACGGATTGTCTAGCATTGATATAACTGCTTCTAATATATGTAATCTAAGATGTCGAATGTGTACTCCTACGAGTAGCCATCAATTAATGATAGATCATCAATTCTTCGAACAGAATCAGTTATTGGATAAAGTTAAATCTGTTACTAAGAGATGGGGTATTTTAAATAAAGCATATAAGACAACGGAATCTGTTCAATGGAAATGGATGCTAGAAAATACCGATAAAATTAAATTGCTAAAGGCCAGCGGCGGCGAGCCATTTTACGACAATAAGATTGTTAAACTTCTTGAAAAATATATAGAAACAGATAACGCAAAAAATACTATATTAAGTTTTCACACTAATGCTACACTATTTGACGATAACATGATCAATATATTAAATCAATTTAAAATGAATGACCATGTGTTTAGTGTAGACGGTGTTGGAAAAACTTATGAATACATAAGGTATCCTGCTACGTTTGATCAACTTGAAAACAGTGTAATTAAATATTTGAAAAATGTTCGAAATTATAAAACTCCGATACAATTTACAGTAATTGTTTCTGCTCAAAATTTATTAATTTTAAATCAATATATAGAATGGACACGATCACTTCCAGCTATCACATCGCCTCATTTTTCAGAAATATATGATCTTAATCGTGGGATTGCTATAAAGCATTTACCTAAAAAACTTTTACTTCAAGCTAAAACAAATTTAGAAAAATACACATTGAATTTAAACAATCATTCTGATTTTGAGGTAGAAAGTTTAATAAAGTCGATTGATAATGCAATTGCTGAAAATGCTGAAAATAAACAATTAGTCAAGGAGGAATGTCAATTGTTCGACTTATCTAGAAATCAATCTTACAGAAGTTATCTTCATCCTGATTTAGTAAATTGGCTAGACTCATGAAAGTATTAATTACCGGAAATAAAAATTTTGGGATTGCTAAAGAGCTATTCCAGTTGTATCCAGATGCTACCTTTGTAAGCAAGACTGCAGGAGTTGATTTGACTACACAAACAGGACACACTCACTGCGCTGAATTATGTCTAGAACATGATATCTTTATTAATTGTGCTGCTTTATGGAAATTTAATCAAACAGTTCTTTTAGAAACAGTTTATAAGGCCTGTATTAATGTTAATCATGATATACATATCATAAATGTAGGAAGCACTACAGACAGAGTCAAAAATGGAAAATCATGGTTATATAATGCTGAGAAAAAAGCATTAAGAGATTATTCCAACACTTTAGGAATAGCAGGTGTATGGGACAAAGGACCGAAAGTCAGTTATATAAGTTTTGGAACATTAAGTAATAATCAGGACAAGCATCCTGACAGACGAACGATGGATATAAATTTAGCAGCACAGTATATCAAATGGATCATAGATCAGCCTAAAGAAATCAACATCAACGAACTTAGTGTAGATCCTTTACAGAATGAAAGGTGGTATAAAAATGAGTCTTGAAAATGTAATCTGTCCTTTACCATGGCATCATATCGCTATAAGACCTAACGGTAGAGTATATCCGTGTTGTTATTTTAGACATGAAGATACTCCCGAAGAGTTTAATCTATCTCATACAGATGTGTTTAATCATCCATTCTTATTAGATGTCAGAGAACAAATTAAAAATGGTAATCCTGTATCTGGATGTAAACAATGTTATCAGAATGAAAAAACTTCTGGAAGAAGTATGAGATTAGAGTCCTTAGAAAACTCAAAAGAAATTACAGGAAAACCTTTTACTATTCCAGATCAGCCAACTCTAATTTATATTGATTTAGCACTAAGTAACGTATGTAACAATAGATGTAGAATGTGTGGTCCTGAGCTTAGTACTAATTGGTATCCGGATGCCAAGGCTTTAGGAATACCAATAAACAAAGGTATTATAGAAAATAAAGATCCAGTGGAAAAGATAGATCTTTCTCGATTACAATATTTAAAATTAATAGGCGGTGAGCCTATGTTAGAACAAGAAAAATTTATCAAAATTCTTGAACGTTGTGATTTACCACAGTTGTCAATATTTCTTGCTACTAATGTTACTACAAGGCCTAATGATGATCTAATGAAATTATTTAGACGTTGTAAACAAGTAAAAATTGCCTGTAGTATTGATGCTTACGGAAAATTAAATGACTTCCTACGTAAAGGCAGTGTATGGGAAGAGATAGATAACAATTTAAGATGGTATTCTAACAATTTTGAAGTTGTGATGATTCACTCTGTTATCAGTATCTACAATATAAATCAAATAGAGCTATTGTTAAAATATGTTAAAGACGAATATCCAAATGTTCATTTTCAATTTGTAATGGTAGATGGTCCTGATTGGATGCGTCCTTCTAATCTACCAGTTGAAATTAAAGATAAAATAATGAAACGAATTAACAAATTAGATTATGAAGAAATAATAGAGCTGAGAGGGTTAGTATATGATCATATTGCCATGCAAGGAAATTTTGCCAAGTTTAAAGAAATGGACGATAAATTAAACCAATTAAGAAATGAACATTGGAAAGATTCTAATCCAGAACTGTACGAAATGTTAAAAAAATATTATGAGTGATCTAAAGAAAAGCAGCTATGATTTTACCAAAGTTCCTTACGACGATATCGTTCGTGTTGGACAGCGTACCATGCTGTACAAAGACATGTTCACTGTAAGTTGGTTGCTTGGCAGGTATTGTAATTATCGCTGTAGTTACTGTTGGCCATACGCTCGTAGTGATAGTAAGGACCATAGACCTACAGAACTATGTCTGAAAACTATCGACGAAATAAAACGTCAAGCAAGAGAACGGAATTTTAATAGTTTTCATTTTAGCCTAAGTGGAGGCGAACCTACTTTTCATCCTGGATATATAGATATTTTATCTCATCTCAATAGTGACGTAGAGAATACTAATTACACTAGCGTTCATATGACTAGTAATATGAGTAGATCTGTAGAATGGTTTGAAACTAAGTATTGTCCGGCAGTGAACAAATTCCATAGAGCTAGTATAACAGCCAGTCTACACACAGAACATGTAAACACTAAAGAAAAAATGCAGGACTTTGCAGACAAACTTATGCTTTGTCAAAAGTATGATGTACAGGTAACTATCAATATGGTTATGGTACCAGAATGGTTTGATAAGGATTATGATAATGCATTATTTTTTCATGAACAAGGTATCAATGTTACATTAAAACCACAGAGCGATCCTACAGCTAGTTTTGTTGTTGACGGGTATACTTCTGAAATGTTAGAAAAATTACACAATGGTATGCCACAAAGAGCGTTTACAGAAAGTAAAGCACAGTTATACAATCTTGTAAAAAGACCAGAACCAAAATTTTACAAAACACCAGATCCAATTTATAAAGAAGAAAATTCTACAGTCCCGCAACATTTTCAAGTTGAATTTGTAGACAAGAATAAAAAAGTATGGTATATGGATCAAGCAGAACGATTTAATGCTTTTAATTTTAATAAATTCCAAGGTTGGGAATGTTCAAGCGGGTATCGTAGTATCATTATACGCGAGCCGGATGGTAGTATAAAACGTAGTTATAGTTGTTATGATGTTCCTTTAGGTAATATCGAAACAGGATTTCAACTGTTCGATGGACCAAAAACTTGTATTAGTCCAAGTTGTGTAAGCAGTGCCGATAGTAAGATTCCTAAACGTGCTCCTGGTACAGATCTGCCCTTGTGGCCAGGTGATAACACTTTTAAATCAGATTAGTCCCCTATAACCTCCACGTATTGATTTTATCCACCATTCTCCTACGTTTATTGTAGCGTACCGATCATAATTAAACATTATTGTTTCTTTCCAGCTTTCGTTTAAATTGTTCTTTGCTTTAATATCTAGACTATCTATCCATTTCATTTTTTCAATAACTTGATCTAATTCTATATGCAGGATAGGATGAGGATTAAAATCTAAATGTTCGTAAGTCTTAAATCCAAAGTATTTGATCATTCTACTAAGATGCTGGCCGCCGAAAGTTAAAAATGGTAATCCTTCTACGATAGGTTTTGCGGTTTTTTCTGTCAGCATGGAGGAAGTAAATCCGTCTTCAGTGTAACCAAACCCTATTGGAAAATCAAAAGTCTCTAGTACTACATTATACATGATATCTTCTACTTGGTTTCTTGAAACTATTTCACCGACCCACGGCTTTCTGGAACCAGTTTCGTCTATTGGATCAATAATTTTAATATCGTCTAGAATATTTTCTAACTCAGGAGTAACCCATTTGAGTTGATCTGGTATTTCTTTTGCATATTCTAAAAATAAATTTTTTAGTGGTTTAAGAAGACTGTATTTTCCCTTTCCTTCGACCAGATTTTCTTTGTGCACTCTCATAAAAAATAGCATTCTGTTCAATCGTTCTGTGTAAGAATATGCTACCCACTGCGTTGTATTTTCTGTTATTTTTTTCTTTTTTATAGAATCAAATAGCATGTCTCTATTACTAATAATATCTTTTGAAATTTTAGGCTTGTAGTAAAAGAAAGGTAATGGAAACCATACATTAGTAAGATAAGGAGACGTGATAAAATAATTTTGACTTTCTGGAACAGGTCTATATATAGGATGCACAACAATTATAGGATGCCGGTCTAGACCATGAAAAAACTGATCGCATTCAGTAAGATCATTGCCTTTTTGCATAATTTTACTGTGATAGCCTGTGCTCATAAAGTCGTGCGGGTTAGTAATTTCCATTGAGCTATCGATGATAATTGGAATGTTGTGTTTTTTAATAAACTTAATAATTTCGTAGTCAATTCCTAATAAGTTTAAAAAATGAAATGTTTGAAATGCGTGCATAACATTAATAAAATAATAGACTTCATAGTCTTTGGATATCTCAGTATGCCCTACTTCTTTAATAAAATCTTTAGCTGAAACGAATTCTATAGTTTTGTACAAGTCACTTCTAAGAGTATCAACAATTTCGTCAAAATTTGGCACCCCAATAAATTCTCTTCTATTAACATCCATGGCAGATTTATAAAGTTTTTCTAGAAGTGTAATTGGTCTGCCATCACTGGCGATTTCTTCTACAAGTAAAATTATTTTTTTCATCGTATGTATGGAGCAAACACTGATTGTTTGCTTAGATCTTTGTATGTAAGATTGCTGCCTGTATCTGGATTGTATTCGCTTATATTTTCCATCAATAATAACCCTTTAGCTGCTTCTTCTGGAGTCATATACATATGATACCCAATACAAGAATAATCATCAGAATCGTGTGGAATATCTTTGTGTCTACCGTCGTAGATCATAGGCCTACACCACTCTACAAAAGCAGCATCGTTAGTAAGTATAACACCCCCTTTTCCTATCTTTAACGTTTTTCTATGATGAAAACTTACACAAAAATACGAATTGTCAATATACATTCCTTGACAAAATCTAGTAGCAGCATCAATGATACTTGTGAAGCCAATTTTATACCAGCCCGACCACTCTTTATCTATAAATCGAATATAATTTCCAGCATGAATGGCTTGCATAACAGGGCTTGAATAAGTGTGTTTGGGGAATTCTAAAACTTGACCTTTGATGTCAAGATATTTAAGACAAAGAAATATACCGTTGCTACAGCTATCTACGCATACAGCATAACGACTTCCTGCGTATTCTGCTAGACGTTGTTCGAATAGTGTAACAGCGTCCCAAGGATCATTTATCTGGTATCCTTTATTTGTGAGCTCGGTTATCATAAGCGATATCGTTATCGTGCCAGTACAAGCTTCTATGTGGCGGATCGTCTTCTAAATATTGACTATTACTCACATAGTAAAATAATCTAAGTGTGTTTCTACTTACTCTATCCGGACATTGGATTGGTGTCGGATAACCATGGAATCCTGTTTTATGATACTGCCAAATTACACAACGATTGAATTTTGTAAAAACGCTTTGTACTAGATTTTTATTTGTATCGTCGTAAAATTCAATATGTCCACCAAACTCCTCTTGCCATTCTTCAGTGAGATATACAATTAGTGTCAACTTTCTATGTAGTTTAAGTTCGTCATTCCAGTTAAAATCTGTATGAACTTTTAAACTATCACCGTTAAAGCTTCGACTATATCCTGCTCCAGTTAGATGAGGATCGGGTAACAGACCTTGTATGCCAGTAATTTTTTCTAACCACTTTAATCCTGTAGTGCTGTGTAATTGATTAACTATGTTAACTGCTTCTGGACTATAATCCAAATTCTTACATTCCTTCATATAGCTACCACGACGTGTGAATTCAGTCCAGTGTTCAGTAGGTACACTCTCACATTCTGCTTGTAGTTTTTTTGCTGTTGATATAGGTAAAAAATCATCCAACACAAGTATTGGATGAGGTTGAGTTTTTACAAATGTTGAATGAAGTTCTTGAAAATTCGAAAACTTATTTTTTATATATTGTATATCATACATCAGTTATTTATAGTGCTAATCATAGGAAATACATTGGATATAACTTCTGCACATGCCTTTGCCACTTCCTGATGTTCTTTTTGGGTACCATTAGCACTACGTAGCTCAATAAAATGTACCCAACTTCGCAGTGTACCATTCATATACAATCGACTCACTGTATTACCTTCTGGTAAGATAGCACGAGCTTGTTCCTTGGCAATACCTTTAGCAATTGCTTCAGCATAAGTTTCTTTTACATATTGAATAAGGAATTGCTGTTTAGCGTTCCACCAAGATTGTAATTCAACATCCTCAGTTTCTATACTATTTTGTCTATTCTTGGTGTCTTGTAATCTTGCTTCTCGAAGAACAAAGTCAAGATCTTTAGTTGGGTCTGCATATCGTTGCGAGAACTCTTGGAATGAAAAGCTACGGTGCCGTAAAATCTGTCTGGCAATATCTCTTGTGGTTTCAATTTCGATACAGGCAGAGACCATTTCGAGTGGCGACCAGTGCTGATGTTTGATGAGGTATCGTATAAGTTTTTCGCTTGTCTCAGTGTTAAGCTGGTTGCTTGGATTGCTAACACGGGCGCAATATGCGATAAGTTCTTGTGCGTCGCCGATACCCAGTTGTTCGAATTCTCTAGTTGGTTGACTGTAGGATAAAAGTTTGACATTCATTTATTTAAGCTTTCTTTTCTTTAAAAATTTGTTTGTGTGTTTAATAATATCTTTTTTAATTCTCTCTGTGTCTAATTTAAAGTCTACATTATCGATATCACTTTCGTAAGTGGATAACATATCTTTGAGGCTTGGCTCAAATATTTCCCAGTCTTTTCCTGCTAAGTTGACTTCCCAAATTTTTCCGTTTTTAAACTTGACCGTAACCGAATCTAAATATCGTAAAGGCACGACATTTAGATTAATTTCTCCAAAAACTTCTGGCCAATGTTCGATTACGTCGTTAGGAAATTTCTTTCCTTGTGTCACGTAATCGATACAACCTTTTTCTTTGTAGGAACTAACTCTTCAGCCATTCTTCTTAGTTGAGCAGCCTCTTTACTCAATCTGTCAGCATCGCTTCTGTACTTTTTAGCTAAGTCTTCATCATTTAGTGGACTTTGATCTACAAGCGGTTCTGTGCTCTGTGTTTTAGGACTAATGTCTTTAGCAGTAGCCACTTCTTTTACTTCTGTAGCAGGATTAGGCACATCAGGTTGAAGGGCTAAATCTTGCACGCTGATGCCTCGTTGTTCTGCAATTATCTGATTTAACTCAGATAATAAGATATTTACAGAAGAATTTGGAGTCATTTCTACAGCACTAGTAGGAAGCTTAGTGAATAGCTGTTTAGCATGTAACGATGGTAGCATAGTACTACCGTCTGAAAATACAGCTCTTGCTAGTACTTCACTGAGTTCGGAGTTTGATTGTGCAGCATTTGATTCTACGAGATTTATCAAAGAATCATGATAACTGTCAGTTAGTGATTCAGTCATTATTACTAAGCAACTAAATGCGTCTCCAGGAAGTGTTCTAAAAACAACAATACACTTCCTACCGTTATCTTTAATTCTACCTATATGTTTGATATCAGCCATATTAGGCTCCTTTAGGTTGCTGTTTAGCCACAGAATCTAAAAAGTTTGTTAATTTGTTATACGTTTGCCCTATTACAAGCATTTCAGCAGGTTTGAATGCTCCTCTTGAACTAGCAACATCTATAATCATCTTCATAGCATTTAAATCGCTAATGTTGAGTTCTGCTGCTTCTTGTTGAGCTACTGCTTCTGCTGGTGGAACAGGTGGAACAGGTGGAACTTGATTTTCTGCTGGATTTTTATTTTCGTCTGACATACTTACTCCTTAGTAAAAAGTATACGTTTATAATTATCTTTATTTTAGATAAGGACAGGCAATTTTGAAGAAGCTAACTTCTTTTTCTTGCTCGAATCCAATCTTAAGAATATAGGTTATTGTGTTTTCTACTAGGTCAATAGACTGCCCTGTATAGTATCTTCCATTCAAATTGTTATAGATCCATCTATCTATATTTTTGTAAAGTATCGGGCTATATTTAGGAATAATTATGTAATGAAAATGATGTGCTGGAAATTTACATTTTCTAAGATCCAGCACATTTAATGGATTTACTTTACCGTTTTTAAGAGCCATTACTTCTTGAACTCATAGTACGCATGAGAACCAAATGGAGGAACAATAGAATCATCGCCGTGAATAATGAATACTGTATCACAATAATCCGGATCTCCCCATGAACTCCACGGATATCCGTCTGTAAACATGATAAACTTTTTAGGGTTAATATCGTGTTCTTTCATGTATTCCCAGTTAATATCAAAATCGGTACCGCCGCCGCCTTTGGGTTTGTATGTATCGAACTCATCCATATTGTAACCGTTAAAATCAGCTTCGTTGTACACACGAGTATCAAAACACCAAAGTTTAATATTAAAGTCTTTGTACTCTTGCATAATACCTTTGATCTCGCTTAAAAAGTCTTTAGCTTGATCATCTCCGATAGAACCGGACATATCGATACTTACGCAGATATCAATAGTTTCATCGAACTGAGTACCAGGAAGAATAGCACTCATATGCCATGCTTTACGACTTGGCCGCATAAATGTATAATCGTTCTTGATAGTACTTTGAATTTGTTGACGAAGTATATCACGCCAATTCATTTTAGGCTCAGTTAGATCTTTGATCATACGCTGGATCATTCCAGGAGTATTACCTGCTCCAGCTGCTTGTGCAGCTTGAATAGTGGCTTCTTTGATCTCGTCACGAATCTTTTTTAACTCTTCTTTAGAATAAGAAGGTCGATTACCGTTGCCATCTTTTTCCCAATCGATGTGCTCGTCGAGCATTTGGCCAAGAGCAGCTAACGATTCTTGATCATACTTTTCAAAAATTTCGTCGTAGATTTGTTCAGTGCCTTTACCATAGTGCTGAGGATCGTGAAAGATTTTAATCTCTGGAGGTACTTCGCCAATATGATCACGCACTAATTGACCATTAACACTATAATCAGCAGCAGCATTCCAAATAAAACGATCACGTCCTTCTACACGCGACATATGATCGAATACATTATGTAAAATTTCGTGTGCGACAACAAACTCGACCTGTTTGTTAGTTAACTTATCAAAAAAGTCTCGATTATAGTAAAGACTACGTCCGTCTGTAGCAGCAGTAGGGCACCAATCACTACCGTCTACAATCTTAAGACGAGTTGCCATATTACCAAAGAATGGATGACGTAGCAAGAGTCCTACTCGTGCTACGACAATTTTATCAATTACAGGATCTAGATAACTCATTGTTTACTCCGTTATTAACTGTACTTATATAGTATAACAGGGTCCGCAGACCCTGTCAATCGAATTATAATCAATTTCGATCTGTAGCAGCCGCAATATATTTGCCATATTTTGCGTGGAATTGATCGAAGCATTCAATTTCGTCCGGATCCAACGGCAACTGATATTGAGTAAGTGCTAACTTAGTACCCATAACAACTAGTTCAGTTTCGAAGTTATTCATAATAAAATTGAAGAAATGATTGACTTTTTTATTCCAGTTCTTCTCATTTTTATCGCATGAATCTTTGAGTTCGTAGCAAAGACTAACAGTTAAGGAATACATTGCTGAAATTTCTTTAGATTCCATTTTAGTAACTTTGCCTGACAGGATATCTTCAGGTTTCGGCATCTTGCTGGCAATTTTGCGATGTGCCATAAACTTAACAGCAAGTCCTTCACCGACAGCACCTGAAATAAGATCAGTCAATGTACCTTCATCCTCGTCGTCGTCGAACAACAGTTCAGAAACAAATGCCCATGAACGAGGCGTAGCAAACGCACGGCTACCACTCTTAGGATCAAAATCATACAGATCTTTCTTACTAAAAGAAAGGAAACCTAATACATCTTTGTGCATACGATTATCAGTAGCCCAATTGAAATAATCATCCCAATCTACACGCATTTCTAAGTGTACAAAACGGTTAGCCAACGGAGCAGGCATACGATAGGTAACACCTTTGTCGCTTTCACGATTACCTGCCGCAACAATCAGTACGTTGTCTGGCAAATAGTAAGTACCAACACGACGATTAAGCACTAACTGATATGCTGCTGCCTGTACAGCAGGCGCTGCTGAGTTCATTTCGTCCATAAACAAAATGATTTTTTTATGCTTTTTTGCCATCTCAGCATCAGGTAATTCAATTGGCGGTGCCCATGACATTTTACCATTGTCACTATCAAAATATGGAATACCTTTGATATCAGTGGGTTCCCACAAACTCAATCGGATATCAATAACGAGTGCTTCGAGATCTTCACCCATCTGCTTAATAATATCTGACTTACCAATGCCTGGAGGACCCCAAATAAAGATAGGACGTCCAATACCTTTATTAGCTCTGAATGCTCGTTGTACAGCTTTTTTAGCAGCCTTGGGACCAACTTGTCGACTAATTATTTCACTCATGATTGCCTTTCGTTGTTAAAAAGTTAAAAGTATTTTTTGCTTGTTCTGTGTCTTGCAATGTGTTAATTATACTGCGAAAGACAAGTGATGTCAAAGACTTTTTAGCGTTATTCGCTAGTTTGGTTATCTGATAATCGTTTGTTCATAGCCTTAACTAATCCATAACGACGAATGTCATCGGAAAACATGTAAAGTTCAAAACTTTTTCTTTCTGAAAAAACAGTTATTGCTGAATTAGTAAGAAAATATGGACAATCCATGTGTCGATCAAAAAAGATGATTACTTGCGGACTTAGATCAATAGGGTCTGTAAACGGAATAGTGTAGCCTTTAAGCTCTAATGCTTCAGTAAGGAATTCCATTCCTTCATCACTTAGGCGTAATCCACCTTCTGCTTTTGATCTGTGGCTTTGCCACCATTTGTATAGATGTAATTTTACATTAGCAGAATCTACACTATACTCTGCCTGTGTTAAAAATATTTTTGTGTATGTCTCTTTAGAAATCATTTGGTACTAGCGCACCTGTTGTAAGTTTATACACGGCAAAGTCAACAGAGTTAAACATCTGATTTAATTTTTTAGCAAGATTATGTGCGTGTCCAGGATTGCTGAAACTTACTTTTTTATATTTTGGTCCAGGGTAACTAGTCAAACTGTTTGAACTTTTTAAATTAAAGGGTTCGCCTTTATAAAAAACAGCCCAAATAGCTTCAGCTTCTAGTATTTGCTCGCTTTTATAATTCTTCTTATTAATGTACTCTAGCAGCACTTTTGGTTTTGGCCTACTCATATACGTCTCCAAATATACGTATATATTTATCTGGTTTTATTTAAACCCGCCGCCGTCCATCTGAATATTGACAGTTTCTCCAGTATTTTGTAATACTCTTTGTAAGATAGCGTCATAATTTTCTAATAATTTAGCATTAACATCAGCTAAACAGTACATTAACAGTTTAGCTGATTTAATATCAATTTTGATTTCTTTTTGTTGACTCAAATCAGCGGCTTTAACTTGTTGAATAAAGTTTTGTATAGGTTGTGTATTAATTGGATTTTGCATTTGAGAGAGCCTGTTTCATTTCTAGTTCTGTCTTAAATGGACCTTTATGTTCATATCTTTCAATGGTGATAAGTTTAGGACAGAAACTTTTCACCCACCCTTTATCGAACTTAATAGTATAGTAACCTGCACAGTACAAGCTCTTACTAGCACCGCTTTTAGTAAACAAAGGTAATCTTTTCTGAACATTGAAAATTGGATTGAAAGGATAACAGCTGGTAGGAAATCCATATACTTCTCTTACTTCAGTGTGACTAACTTGTGTTTTAATAGTTGTTTCGAAAAAGTCCTTACCGAATAATTTGGTTAAGTCATCTTTTCGATTAAAGTATTTTTCTCCACCTTTGGCACTCAACATGAATTTGTTGTTCTCTTTTTTATGAAGAGTTCCAATTTTTTCACCATTTTCTTCGACGATCCAAAATTTACCATCTACAATTGGTTTAGCTTTAATGTTCATTTATATATCTCGCTTGAAAAGGTTCTGCGTAACTTTGGATACTATCCATAATTTTTTTCATATCGTACAGTTGACAGAATTTCATTAGCCTAATACCAACTTGACTAACATTTTTAGGTTCTTGTGTTTGTGTACGTATTGTTTCTTTGATAAGTTCTTTAATATTGTCTGGCTGACAAGTTAAATCAATTAATTGACGATTACGTTCATAATCGTCTAACACTCTGTGTTCTTTTTTTTCATGGTCTACCCATTTTTGCAACATGAGATTATTCCACGCATATCCTTTTTTATTTTTGTCTTCAAATGCTTCTTGAAGACCTACTTTATTTTTAGTACCTTTAGTACGAACTCCAGGATATGCACTAAAGACATTGTCGCTAGTATCACCACGCATACATTTCTCAAATAGTATCCATTCTGGATTAGGAGCAGGCGCTTCTTCTTTAGTTTTCTTATCTATGATTCGTTTACCTTTTTTATCAAAGATACCTTTATGTGTAGTAGTAGTTTCAGCTACACCATTATATTGACTTACATTAGCAGAAATTAATTGATGAAAATCACTGTCAGTGCTAATAATAATATGATTATCGTTGGGATGTGTCTGAATAAATCCTGCTATAAGATCGTCTGCTTCTAATTGTGAATTTTGTAGAACAGTGCAATTAGTCTTTTCTGTAACAAAGTTTTTAAATTCGTCAAAGGTTTCCCAGAACAGTTTATCTTCTTCCTGTTCCTTAACTGTCATTGCCGCACGAGTTTCTGCTCGATTGGCTTTGTAAGGCTTGTAGTAGTCTTTACGCCATGAGCGACCTTCGAGACAGAACACTACATGGCTTCCGTTAAAGTCTTGCCATGCTTTTTTAATACTGTTAAATGTAATATGAAGAGCCATGCCGAGTTTAATATCTGCGTCACCTCTTATTACATGTCGTGCTCTAAAGAATGTATTAGCAGTATCTACTAAAATATAGTTCATGAAATTTCGGAACGGCCTTTCTCAATAGGAATGACGTTAATATAACCAGAACCGCGTGTAACATCTTGACCTTCCTCTGCCAAAATGTTACGTGCCAAATCACGGAACCAACGATCTACAATTTCTTCTTCTGGATCACCATCAAAACCATATCCAGCTTCTTTTAATTGTACTACAAAATATTCGTTCCAGTCAAGTTCAAAAAAGCCATTTCTTATATTATCTGGATTTACTTTAGTGTCTAATACTGTGACCCACGGTTCTTTCATCTCAGTAGCACGTTCTTTAGGACTTAATTTGATTAATCGTTCTTGCTCTTGAGCATTTGCTGCTTCTTCTTGCGCTCGTACAGTTTCAGCAACAGCTTTGTCTCTTGCTGCTTGTAGTATTTCTTTTTCTTCTTCTAGTTTATCAAAACCTAGTAATTTTTTTATAATTTTTTTCATCAAGTTCCCCAAGCATTTTTAAATAATGGTACTTGTAACCTGTCGCTGTACCGTAAGCCATGTTTCATTGCTAATAGTGCTACATTTTGATTATTCATAGCATACACATTTTCTACGCCGCCTAGTGGCATAAAATACACATGACCTTCAAACCCTTCTTTTTCGTATAATTCTACAACTTCTAATGCTTCGTTAACATCGTCTTCTGTTGCTACTACAAATTTAAGATATGTATGACCTAATTTTTGATATTCGCATATAATGTCCGGACGAATAGCATCTTCTCTAGATTCTCCGCTAACGCTAAGTTTAGGACTTACACTAAATGTAAGATTATGATAACCATGTTTATGACTCCATTTCTCAAGATACTTTTGAAAGTCTTTGCTTATGGTTTGAGTACCGTTAGTCTCAAATGTAATATCTTTTAATTTTTTAAGTTTTTCATGACTTAACAAGTCGGGGTAGGCACGTTGCCAGCCTAGTAACGGTTCTCCGCCTGTGATTACTAAATGAATATCTCTCCATTTGTGATCAGGCAATACCTCTATCATTCTATCTACTATGGCATCTACAGTTAACATAGGACTTAGATCTTTAAATCTTGGATCCCACGAAGCATAACTATCGCAGCCTGTACTTACAATAGGTAGTTCCTCGTACTTATTATACATATTAATAACTTCAGCAACGTCGTCATTAGCTGTACTACGTTCGCCACGTGGCATACCAAATCCAGAGCAGGTAAAATTACAACCAAATGTACGTAAGAAAATAGAAGGTACACCCATGAAGCGTCCTTCTCCTTGTATACTATAAAACAGTTCTGCTATTTTTATTTTACTCATTGTTTTAATACCTCTAATGTAGCTATTTTAGCTATTTTTTCTCCAAAGTCCTCTTCCTTGCCAATAACATATATCTGGTTAAGACTACGGTCACTATTACGATCATGATATCTAAATTCTACTACTTTACCACCAACAGCATTGTACACAGTGAAATTTAAAATAGCGTCACTATTTAATTGACGAGTTTCGTAGGAACTACTAGAAACAACTTTGCCCAAGCCGTCTGCTCTATCCATTTCAATTTCCCAAGATTCTCTAGACCACTGTCTGAGTTTTTTCTTAATCCATTTTTTAATCATCTTTCATTCCTGATATAAATTCGCTAACGCGACGTTCTGCTTCTTCCTTATCTACAGCCATTAATGTTACAGTCAATACATTGTTTTTGTCAAGTTTAATATCGTATGGCATTTTGCCGTTAAGTACAAAGTCTTCAGACATTGTTCTTACTACTTTGTATTCTTTTAGATTTTTCATCCTAAATATTACATCGTCAACAGGTTTGTTCATCAATTTCTCCTAATTAGCATCGGGGTCGTGGGCAATACCACGCCATTGTTTGATTTTTACTTCTTGTGCTTCAGGTGTATCTTCTGCCCAGACACTAATCCATCGTGTGCCAGTCCACTTTGCTGTAGTCGAAATAGAATTTGGCCACTCATTCTTTTTGCCTGTGTCGATTTCATAGATGCCTTCGCGTATTGGATTAACTTTCTTTGAAAACCAATCAGTCATTTCGTAAGTACAGTCGTCGGAATTACGATACCGTTCCCACTTGCCGTCTTTCAATGATCCTGCTACATAGAATCCAAACTCTGAACTCTTGCCAGTAGTATCGCCGCCCCAGTTATCAATCGACTCGCCGTCATAATCTACACCAAAAACAACCTCACTGCCGTCTACGTCTTCAATTTTGAAAGTTAATTTATTAATATCAAATGGAGCGGTGAGTTCAATGTCACCTTCGAAGAATGTACCTTTTTCGTTACTGTTACCAATGAATACTATAGTGCCAGCAGGTTTGTCGTCAATAAAGGTTTCGTCTGTATAATCAAACTCTGGACAGTCTTCGTCTTGAAAATCTTCAAGACTACTTTGAATTACTTCGTCACCGTTTTCGTCTTCAATTCGTACAGTGCCGCTATCTCGTACAACACCATTAGTATGTGCCATATCATCACATTCGTACCATGATCCAGGAAGGAATGGCCACATGTCTTCGGGGATATTGTGTTCTTCAGCATAGTCACTGTCCCAAGCAAAGTCACTGACATCTAATCTACGACTTTTAAAGTAATCATAAATTTTACGATCTACTGTGCCCATGACAGATTCGCCACCGTAGCCCCAAAGACTAATCTTATAAGTGCATGGAGTGAATTTAAGTATTTCTATTAAATGATCTTTTTCTTTTTTAGTGGCCATAAGTAATTTTTACCTCGGAGCAAAATCTTGTTGTAGTTTGATGTTGTCAAAAAACTCTTTTTTAGTTCCTTGATCCTCTTTGAAAGCACCTTTTAATACCGTAGTCTGCGTTAGACTACTATGTGCCATGATGCCTCTGTTTTCACAGCAGCCATGTACCGCCTGTATATAAACACCTACATCAGTAGCATCAGTTGCCTTCATAATTTCTCTAGCAATGTCATTGGCTAATTCCTCTTGTAGTGTTCCTCTACGGGCACACCATTGTGCTATACGGGTGTACTTAGATAAACCAATGAGCTTATTAGCAGCAATGATACCAATATAGGCAACTCCGCTAACAGGCTGATGATGATGACTACACATACTACGCAACTCACTGCGAACAACAAGCATGCCTTCATATCTATCTTGCGAATCGTTAGGAAATGCTGTACAGTCTGGACTTGGTTCATATCTTCCTGCCATTATTTCGTTAAAATACATTTTAGCAAGACGACGTGCTGTACCCTTGCTATTAGGATCGGTTTCTCGATCAATCAGCAGAGCATCAAGTACGCCTTCAAACGCTACAGTAGCTTCTTCAATAAGATAGTTTTTATCAAACTCGTCGTGGACATATTCGCTGATATTGTCGCCAGCCCAAAATCTTTTACCGTCACGTTTCATCCTAGCACGAATAGCAGACGACAACGATGACTTTTTGTGGCCACCGTCACTGGCCATAGCATCTAAGCCAGTTTCGTCATTGCTTTCATATATTTTATTATATACCATAAGTTTTCCTTTGTTGCTATTATATTATATTATTTAGGTTTAGTCAACCGCAATAGAGTATTTTTCTTTACTGCGGCACTTAATGTATTTAGGTTTATGCCACGGTCTTCGGCATATTTTAATAGTGCTTCTGTGTCTTTAGGGAAACAAGCACCACCGAATCCATACTGTCCGTCTGGTCCCGGAACTTGTGTATGACTATCGCCTATACGTCGATCCATCTTTATTAGATAGGCAAGATATTTCCAATCATAATTGTGAGTTTGAGCAAGTTGCTCTAGCTCATTCATAAAAACAATTTTAGTAGCAAGGAAACTATTAACGGCATATTTTACAAATGCTGCTTGACCTATATCACAGTATTCTATTTTTGTAATACTAGGTTGTATTTCTTTTAAAATGCGTACTGCTTCACGTTGATATGCTGCTACAGATCCTCCTACTATGACCCATCCTGTTGAACCAAAGTCTGCTATACTGGATTCTGCTCTTAAAAATTCAGGAACATAAATTAGATTAGGTAATTTATGACCCCAATATTCATAAAAGTTCGGCGGAGCAGTTACTTTACTAATAATTGTTCCTGTATATCCTTTTAATTTATTGAATACATCTTCTATGATACTAACATCGCAGTAACCATCTATTCCTTGAGGACTTGGGACGCATACAAAAATATTAGTACACGATTTAATATCATCATATGTATTTTTAAAACCTTTAGCAGGATCTAAAATAACAGACTGGAATGGTGGTATTAAATTTTGTGTTATGGCTTCACCAACGAATCCGTGACCGATTATACCAATTTTTTCGTAGTTCATTTAACTATATACTCACTCAATAGTATTTCACACAAGACACAGTCTTTCTCGGATTTAAATCGAAATAACATACAATACATGGATGTAGAATATGTATATCTTTCTCCTGGTAAACCAAATACTTCTATTACCATGGCACATATTTCATTCCATGGCATGTTAGTTTGATTCCATTCTACCCAGACGTTATGTCGATCGTTTGTAGTTTCCTCTTTCGGGTATGACGTGTCGTACTCCACCTCTTGGATCCTCCATATCTCCTGTGCGTCGGGGTATCATATGTACATGTGGGTACATTACTGTTTGACCCGCTGCTTCTCCAACATTTTGGCCGATGTTAAAAGCATCCCACCTTTTAGTTTCAACACCTTCGTGTCCAAATTTATAGGCTGCTTTGTAGCACTCCCAGAGATGGTCCCAGTTTTCTTCGGTAGGCACAAATAACAAATGCCCTGGGGTAACTGCGTAAGCGTCTCTGAAGACCCAGAAGTCTTTAGTTCTGTATTCAATTTCTGACCAAGGTGCTCTTTTTTCATTTAAGGCCTTTTCTAAAGTAGTAATCATTTCCAAAATTCTTCCCAAGGAAAAACAATCCAGCAATCTTCTTCGGCTTTGTTTACTTCGTAATATGAATAATCGGTAGTTTCTTTACTAGATAGATTGTCTACAATAACAGCAAATTTTACATTATTGTGCCATACATCGTTCCAGCCTTGGCTATTAGGCAAACATCCAGCAGGCCAATCGTTTTTAATCCATGCAAGTGTAGCACCTGTGTCGTTAATGTCGTCTACAATAAGAATATTTTTTCTTACGAACAGATCAAATGGGTCACGTGGTACAGACACTCCGCTTGTTTCAGAATGAGCAGGATCTTGATCTTCTTCTTTAACATAACCGAATGCATGTTCAGCCATCCATAGATTGCTTTCACATTCGCCACTATCTCTTAAACTTACTTTAAGAGTCTCACAAGGCACTTCTAAAAATTGACTTAACATTACTGCAGGGATTAGACCGCCTCTGGTAAGTCCTACAATATAATCTGGCCGCCAATTATCTTTCTGTAACTGACGAGCAATGTCAATTACGGCTCCGTGTATGTCTTTCCATTGATAGTAAATCTTTTTCATACTGTTAAGTTTTCTTGAAAATGTTTAATTTCGTCTAAGGTAAGCATGAATTGATAAGTGCTAGTATTTAATAACTCACCTTTGTCGTTGTATTCTTCGTTGACAATTTCTACATTTTTTAAATGTTCTGGACGTTGACAATCACTGATTGTAACGTATCTTTTAAAACAACTAGAGTTTCTGAGATAAAATTTTTTCATTTTGATTCCTTTAAAGTTTCCCAAGTTTTGTATTCTGATAACGCTTTGTTGTATTCGTTGTAAAGTTTCTTAAGCTTTGAATACTTCTCCTCCATTATAACATCTCTTGTAGGAATGTTCAACATAGTTTCTATTCGTTTCAATCTTTCGTGTAGGTCTTCACCATTCCATTCTATTCTACCGGTAATTTTCACACTAGGATCTTCGCTATTTGGAATTTCCAAAACAGCTTTACCTTTGGCGTTATTGAATTGAGTAGTTGTACTTGTACTTGTAGTAAACGAACCTGTTCCACCGCTTCCACCGTTGCCAGTAGACACATATATTTGACCAGTAGTTGTGGCAGGTATTGTAAAAGTTGTCATACTACTTGTGACCTTTACGTTCTCTTTCTTTTCCGTCGTAATCTTCTTTGACCATTTTATAAACTTCCTTAAACTTACGATATGCGATTTCCAATCCAGGGTAATCTTTACACATTTTTTGAACACGGTCGTAGTCGGGAAATCTGCCATCAAAATCTTCCTTAACCCAATAATTATTGGAACCAGTAAAACTTCCTATATCAATTGTTTCTATATTTCCAATAGTGATACTTCCTGATCCATAAGGTGTTCCAGTAAGAGTAATTATATCCGCACTAGTCAATGCTGGAATACTAGTAGGAGTTAAATTAGCCCATGTATCACTACTTAAAGTAAATGTTTCAAGCTCTAATTTATCTAATGGTATTGTAAAGTTTTGTTCCTGCGAAGAATTGTTCACGTAGTGCCTCCGTTTGTTTATGCAACATAGGAAGCCTTGTTTGGTAATTATCCATGTGCTGCATGATAGTCATACATAATTCTTTTCTATGGGCAATATATAAATCCCAATTTTCTGTCCACTCGCTAGGATATTTGAAAGTGTCAAAGTACATTTCTGTGTAACTAAGTCTATCAGGTACCACGGGAATTGCTCCTAATATAGCACCTTCATAGCAACTAATACCTAATGTTTCTTGTAAGTTGGCACTAAACACAAGTTTAGCCTCGCCTAACAAATTATGATATTCGTTTTTAGTTAATTGCTGATCCTGACAAACAACAAATTCATATTGTGGCAATTGCTCTTTTAAATCTCTAAAGATGTTAACTTGTTTTTCTGGAGCAATACGATGAGGGAATAAGATAAGATCACGTTTAGTCATGCCTTTATATGGAGTTAATACATCATCCATATATTCCATGGGCCAGCCGGTTCTTACAATACTAGGAATTTTTCCATTTACAGCATCTTCTACGTCTTCGTCAAGCCAAGGGTTTTCTGTTAGACCATCGTTCAACAAATTACGCACAACCATTTCAATATGAAAGCCTGTGGCAAAATAATTATAATTAAAACATCCGAAGAAACTTTTCTCCGCATGGCGTACCCAACCCGCATTACCAATTAATCTACCTAAAAAATCTTGAGGATCATAACTGCCGGCATGCCACAAGCCGTGTGTAGTTACTGGAATTCCCAGTAACTCACTCATATATTTAAGATTGATGATACCAGGGTGCCAAGCATCAGTAAATATAAAATGATCACCTGCATGAACGGCTCCGTCGCAAAAAAGCCGACCCATC